TTAATATGGATTTGATCAAAGCGTGGTATATCGCCAAGCAACGGAAGGAAGCGGCTTTCATTGAAGTCTACGGACCGCTTGAGGCTGAGGAAAAAGCGCTGCGCCAGCAGGTGTCGGCGATGTTCGAGCAACGCGGCGGGGTTCAGCGTGTTGATATCGGCGGCGGCTGCCGGCTGGTTGGCAAATTCACGGAGACCGTCGCGGTTGACGACACGCTGACCGATGAGGCCATCGAACAACTGCGTGTTGCAGGAATACCAGTCGATACAATTCTTACAAAAAAATACACTTTGAATAAGCGTGCGTATGGTAATATGGACCCATCGAATCAAGAAATGGTTGATAAGTTTCTGACGTTGAAACTGGGATCGTTTACATTGGATTTGGAAAAGGACAAGGAAGATTGAAATGAAAGGATTTAAACCGATGCTGGCCGCGCCGGTGACGGATATTGAGTTGCTGCGGTATCCAGTTCTGGCGTCGCCCAAGCTGGATGGCATCCGCTGTGTGGTTATTGATGGGGTTGCGTACTCGCGCTCACTGAAGCCGATTCCTAATATTGCCGTTCAGCAGTTTTTCGAAGACGGTAAATATGACGGTTTCGACGGAGAGTTGATTGCTGGTCCGCACAATGCGCAGGATGTTTTTAACCGTAGCACTCGTTTCGTGATGAAACGCGATGCGGTGGACGATTGGGCTTTCTACGTTTTCGACTGGATTCAGGGTGGCATCACGATTGAGCGTATGGGTCTGGTCGAGGCGCTGCCGTGGTCCGATTGCGTGCGCCCGGTCATCCAAACAACCATCGGCAACGTGGAAGCGCTGCGCGAGTATGAACGGGTCAGCCTGTCACAGGGCTTCGAGGGTGTCATGATTCGGTCCATGGGTGGCGAGTATAAACACGGACGGTCAACGCTGAAAGAAGCGCTGCTGCTGAAACTGAAACGTTTCTCCGACGATGAAGCACTAGTTATTGGTGTTGAGTGCCTCATGCGAAACGAAAACATTGCTGGTGTAAATGAACTAGGCTATACGGAACGGTCTAGCGCCGCCGATGGTCTGGTGCCGACCGATATGCTTGGTGCGCTGATTGTGCGCCGTGCTGACGGGGTGGAATTCAAAATCGGTAGCGGTTTCACTGAATCCCAGCGTTACAATTTGTGGCAGAATCAGGATGAAATTATCGGTAAAATGGTGACGTATAAACATTTTGAAGTCGGCGCGAAAGACAAACCGCGATTCCCGATTTTCAAAGGGTTCCGAGACGAAAAGGACATTTCAAAATGAACTATTTAAAATGTCTGGTATATGGGGCACCAGGCGTCGGTAAAACGTCGCTCGCTGCAACGCTGCCAGCACCGATTATCCTATCAATTGAAGGTGGGACGACGACACTGCGACCGAAAAACATTGCTCGAATGTTCGGCGAGAATCAACCCGATATCGCGTATGAAATTCCCGTTGTGGAAGCGCGGGATATTAAAACGGTCGCTGAATTCATGCGGTGGATTGTGAGCGATGGTGCTGCGCAATATCAGAGTGTGATTATCGATTCGCTGTCCGAATTGACGGAAGTTTTTCTGCACTCGCTGCGGGGTATTTCGATTGACGGGCGCGACGGCGGCAAGAAAGATGCACGACAAGATTACGGGGAATTGTATGATCGAGTAATTGCTCTGGCGCGTGCAATTCGCGATATTCCGCAAAAGCACGTTCTGGTGACTGCGAAATTGGGTACAATCAAAGACCCGATGGGCGGCGTCATGAAATTTGGCCCGTCGTTTGAGGGTCAAAAACTGGGCCAAAACATTGGCTACATTTTCGATAGCGTCTATTACATGGGCGTTGCACAGGGAGAAGACGGAAAACCATTCAGGTATTTGCAAACTCAACCCACCGCCCAATATGAGGCGAAAGACCGTATCGGTGGTCTGGAATTCTACGAAGCGCCCCATTTGGGCAAAATCATCCAAAAATTGAATGAGGAATAATCAAATGTACGAAAACATTTTCGCTGGTTTTGCAATTGATACGAACGATCCTGCGCTGGCCGACAGTTTTGCGCCGATCCCTGAGGCAGTTTACCCCGTTTTCGTTTCGGCAATCGAACAAGGTTTCGACAACGCTGGTGGTGTGCGTTTCACGGCTAAAGTGCAAATCCGCGAAGGCCATTTCAACGGGCGCGTTGTTACTGACAATTTCAATCTCGGAAGCGCAAACCCGCAGGCTGTTGAAATTGGCAAAAAGCAACTGGCCGCACTGGCGCGCGCTTGCGGTGTCAATGGTCAACTGACAAACCCACAGCAGGTTATCAACATTCCGATTTTCGCTAAAATCGGCCCGCAGAAAGGCAATTCGCAGTATTCGCGCGTCATTGCGTACTTGTCGCCGGCTGACGGCGCGCGGATGATGCAATCCGGTGGCCACACTGTGCAGCCCGCCACTGGCGCTCCGGCATTCGTGCCGCCTGCTGCCCCGGTTGCGCCGACGTTCGCCGCTCCGGCCGCCCAGCCTCAGCCTGCGGCCATCCCGGCTCAACCTGCTATGCAACCCCAACCCATGCCGGCCGCCCAGCCTCAACCCGCGTTCGTGCCGCCGGCTCAACCTGCACAGCCCGCAGCAGCCGCGACCACGCATAAAATGCCGTGGGAACAATAAGCAGTCAAATCTTTTAACCGCTAATTAATCTGTCAAATGGTACGCATCGCCACCGAAACGCTGAGAGCAATCGAGAACGCAATGTTGCGGGATCAGGGCAACGCATTCCGCGCGGCTGAACAGCGCTGGTTGCCTCAAATGGACGATGCGTACCGTCAGAACAATAGCGGTTTCCGCGCGCACCTTGGCGCATCGCTGATCGGGCGAGAGTGCGCGCGTGAAATTTGGTACGGGTTCCGGTGGGCGCAGAAACCGACCTTTGACGGGCGCATGCTCCGGTTGTTTAACCGGGGGCACCTTGAGGAAGCCCGTTTCTGCGCACTGCTGGAAATGATTGGCTGCAAACTGTTTCAGAGTGATGAAAACGGAAAACAATACCGGATATCTGACGTTGACGGGCATTTTGGCGGTAGTGGTGATGGAATTGCTCTTGGCGTCCCTGATTTACCGGCTAATGAATATTGCCTGTTGGAATTCAAAACACATTCCGATAAGTCGTTTGTAAAATTGACGGAAAATGGCGTGTCAATTGCCAAACCTGAGCATTTTGTACAAATGCAAGTGTATATGTATAAAATGGGTTTGGAGCATGCGCTGTATATGGCTGTCAATAAAAACAACGACGATATTTACGCGGAGATAATCGCCAAGGATGAGGAAGTCGGTCGCGCTCACATTGACCGCGCGCGAACGATCATCTATTTGCAGCAGCCGCCGCGTAAACTGTCGGAAAAATCGTCGTTTTTCAAATGCAAATTCTGCGATAAACGGGATATCTGCCACAACGGAAAGCCAATGACGCGCAACTGCCGAACGTGCATTCATGCTGCGCCAGTAGTGAACGGGCAGTGGAAGTGTGGTTACCACAATGCCATTATCCCGGCCGACTTTATCGAACAAACTTGCGTCCAGTGGAAACAGATTGATTAATCATGTTTAATTTGCGATGGTATCAGCGCGAAGCGGTGACGGCGCTTTACGAATATTTTCACAACGGCGGGAAAGGAAACCCGCTAGTTTGCATTCCCACTGGCGGCGGCAAATCGCTGATCATTGCTGAATTCTGCCGCATTTTTGCGGAGAATTGGCCCGGGAAGAAAATCGTCGTGCTGACGCACACGAAAAAACTGGTCGAGCAAAACGCGGCGTGTCTGGGCAATCACGCGCCGCATATCCCATATGGGATTAACTCTGCTGAATTGAAACAGCGTGATTTTCATTCGCCGATTATTTTCGGTACGATTCAATCTGTTTATAAAGACTGGGAAAAATTCGGGTTCGTTGCTATTGTCTTTGTTGATGAAGCGCATTTGGTTTCGTACAAAGAAAATAGCATGTATCGATCATTTTTTAATGGTCTCATGAAAACGAACCCGAATTTACGCGTCGTCGGTGACACGGCAACTCCGTACCGTCTGGGAACAGGTCGAATCATCGATGAGTACCGCGACGCGCAGGGGAAAACCCAAAAGCCCATTTTCACGGATATCTGTTATGACATTACTACCGCTGACAATTTCAATCGTCTTATTGCTGAGGGTTATTTATCGCCGCTGACGACGCGCTCGACTGAATTTGCGTACGACTTGGAAGGTGTGCGCGTTCGCGGTGGGGATTATGACGAAAAGTCATTGCAGATTGCGATGGATAAAAATAGCGCGTCAATCGCTGCTATTGAGGAAGTGTGCCGATTGGGTGAGCATCGTAAACATTGGCTTGTTTTTGGCTCCGGGATTGCGCACTGCGAGCATTTAAAAGAGATTTTCGGCAAATACAACATCGCAGCGGATGTTGTTCATTCCAAGCAAAAACCCGCCGAACGTGAAACCGTTATCCAGCGGTTTATGTCGGGCGAATTGCGTGCGCTGATTAATAACAACATCCTCACAACGGGTTTTGATTTTCCGGCAATTGATTTAATCGTGATGCTGCGCCCGACGCAATCACAGGTGTTATGGCGTCAAATGATCGGGCGCGGTCTGCGGATCACTGACGGTAAAACTGATTGTCTCGTGCTGGATTTTGTGCGGAATATCGAGCGGCTGGGTGCCGTCAACATGGATTACACGTCACCGAAAAAACGCGGTGGCGGTGGAATGGCACCGGTCAAAGCGTGCCCGTGCTGCGGCACCTACACGCACGCATCGGCCAAATTCTGCGCGGCTATGGTGCAGTCGGAATCAGGCCCGGTACAATGTGGCTACCAGTTTCCCGAGCATAACCACATCAACAACCATGCGAGCGGTGCTGCGATTATTGACGGCGAAATTCCGAAAACTGAAACGCTCGCAGTCTCTGATGTTGTCTATTCGATTCACAACAAACCGGGTAAACCGACATCAATGCGCGTCGATTATTACTGCGGTCTGGCAAAATTCTCGGAATGGTGGCCGTTTGACATTGGCGGATATGCGGCGCTCAAATCACGCGAGCGCTGGGAAGCCGCTGGCGGTGAAGTGCCACACCCCGAAAACACGATGGAAGCGGTCACACGCGCGCCTGTTGAATTGAACGTTCCTAAATCAATTTTGGTTTGGACGAATAAAAAATACCCTGAAATTTTGAGTCGACATTATGAAATTCTTCCAAGTTAAAGACGGAAACGCGCTGACCAATTATTTTGCAGTATTGGAAGCGAAGATCAAGGATAAGATTTACCTTCGTCGAAAGGTGTTTTATTATGTGCTGGAAAATATACCGCAGCCATTGGGACGCATCGATGACCCCGAATTCATGTTTGAAAATTCGCCATATTATATAGAGATAGATAATCTGACGGATGTTACCCGCGTCCCTGTTAATGTGCCGACGCTGGGAACGGGTATGCGCCTCATGCAAGCGGCTGCTGACGCGACGCTGCGCGGGACGGTCTGTCTCTATGCGCGCGCCGGTGTCCGGGCGGATCATGACACCATCGTTTCCCGGATCGTGTGCGAGCAATGGCACGCGGGCAAAAACCACAAAACGAATAGGGAAATGGTGCGCAATGCTAAACACCACTGAGTTGCAATTACGAATTGACCGGCTGACGGCCGACGCACTGGCGCAGCACGGCCCGGATGCAGTGTGGTTATACCTGCACCAGTCCGAGCGAGTCGGTGAGCCGGGGTATCAGCCGGAGTTTTCCGCGCACGCGTCAGCGACCGATGCCTGTCATGCAGCCGACGCACTACTGTCGCTCAACAGCGGGACCATTGACCCGTTGTGTCCGTCGTGCGGTGCGTTGCGACGCGGTGCAGCACTCCGCATCTGGCCGGTGGCCGACGGTCCGCGCAACCTAGATTTGCTCGCCTGTTTGACGCGGGTTGCGAATGTTTCACGTGAAACAGTGCAGCCAGAATCGAACGTTACAAATTGAGCGCAACAGTTACAAATTTTACAAAAATTCGTTTGTACCTGGGCGCATTTGAATTTAATATGTAGTCACGGTGAACGAACACCGGAACAAACCTGAAAGGCTGAAAAATGAAACTGACCCGCACTATTAAAGAGAACATCCGCGCTGCACTTTGGAAGCGCAGCTATCGGAACGTTCGGTTTCTGGCAAATGGTGATGTTGTTGGCCGTCTGAATGATGGTCTCGCGGAAGTGTCGCTGATTACAAACACTCGTTTCATGGATGAGTGCGAGATTTACGATTTGACGCCATTTGTTATCGAAGTGTAAAATGTCGTGGTCGGTGGGTCTACAAATATTTGACAGCTTTTACCGAAACGGAAGAAAAATCAGTGTACGAAAAAGCGAAAGAGCGTTATAATGATCCGGAAATTTGGAAAATCGTCCGTTTCAATCGGATGACTGGTCGAACCATCAAAGAGTAAACAACGCGGCGGGGGTAATACTCCGCTAAAACCTGAAAGGTGAGAAAAATGCAAGTTCAAATCGTTATGCGTCGTGTGCAGGAAGATATCACCCTGCGCGTCATCCGTCCGGAAGACTTTGTTTCGGAAATGGAATCGGAATTCATCAATCACTCGGATAACCCGACGCTGGATGATTTTTACCGGGAAAGCGACACGGCCGACAAATGCGAATACTGGCAAACTTTCCTTTGCGAAGAACCCGACAGCGAATGCGTGATTTTTGGGCCGGATGATTACGAATGGCTAGTCGAAACGCTGACCCCGTATGGGGAATGGAATGAAGAAAAAATCAACGACGTGTGGTTTGATGCTGTACAAATTGATGATCGTTTCGTGACGGAAATTTGATAACCACATTCGGGCGGTCGCCCCGCCCGCAACCTGAAAGGTGTAAAAAAAAATGAAACCCAAATTCACGGAATACGAACGGCGGCAAATTCAATCGATGATGCGTCAACAAATGCCATGGCGCAAAAATCTCGTACTGGGATCAGATAACATTTTGCGCTGGACCGATGAGAATGGTATGAAAATGGATATGTGGTTTGATTCGTGTGGATTGAACGCCACCGCATGCAAACGCTGGCAAGCGACCGCATATCACAAATTCGGCGCGGATGACGAAAACTCGCGTTTCAATTTGCGCGGATCGATGCAAAAACAGGTTGACCGGTGGCGATATTCTGAAAGCATTTCCAAAATCGTCGTGTCGGATTGTTTGAAGAAAAAACAATACGTCATTGAAAACACGCTGCCACATGGTGCGCAAGTATTGGATATTGTGGATTCAATCGATACCGAATACCGGATCAGTGGGCAGAAATTGGGTGAATTACTGAATATTGTAGGTGGGTGGAATCCTAAAATTTGGGACACTTGCTGCTGGGGAGCCAAATACAATCGAATGAAACGACTTTGGCGTGAAACTGCCAAAATAATCGGGCAGTTTGAAATGGCGCGAGAAGGATATTGCATTTTCAAAATGTACGGCTTTGACGGGCATTTTGTGGGGTTTACGGAAAAATGAATGAAAAACGATTCGTCTTGTTTTGGTTACCACATTTGCGGCAATGGTCGGTATTGTATCTGACCCGCGAACAAGCCGCGCGCATCCTGAACAAGCGCCCGCAATGGAACGACATTCGATTCGGCAGCACGCGGCTTTTCAAAGCGGCCGACGCCGGGAAAATGGTCCGGTTTTGGCTGAAACGAAACCCGACCGCAGAATTGCTTGTTCAAAAAGCGGTGTTTGATTATCTGTTGGAAAATCCCGATGCCTTCGCTCAATTCGTCGGGATTACCATTGCAGAATTGGCAGTGAAGGAATTCAAAGAAAATCCGGCACGGGCGTTTTCGCTTTATCACCAGATTTTCAATGAAGAACGAATCAACCAAATTCCCAAAGCGGCGCGCGCGCCAATTTGGGTAGACATTAAGTGAGGAACCAAATGAACGAAATTCAACTTTGGAATGCGGCGTTTGATTTTATCAAATCGTTTCCCGACCACGCAAAAACTGAGGCTGACAACATTCTGCACGCTGTCAAACAAGCATCGTATGATTTGAAAGCGGGTGTCGAATTCCGGACGAATGACGACGGTATGAAATGGCTGGACGAACGGTTTTACATTAACAAAAACTGGACGTTCGGCGGCACCGAATACGTGTTGAGTGACACATTCTGGCAGGCCGTTGAAAACTCTGTCCTCATTTGCGAAAGCGAATTTTTCGATATTCCGAAAAAAGCCACCGACGGAGCGGCTTGCTTCGACATCCAGTCGGCCGACAATACGGAGATTGCGCCGAAGAATTCAGGTGTTGTCCGTACCGGGCTTAAATTCAAAATCCCAGCCGGATACGTGATGCTGGTTTTCTCGCGCAGCGGTCACGGATTCAAAAACAACGTTCGCCTGTCGAATTGTGTCGGCGTCATTGATGGCGATTATCGCGGGGAATTGAAAATCTCGCTGCAAAACGACGGTGATGAAACGTTCAGCGTTCGGTATGGCGACCGCGTAGCACAAGTAATGTTGCTGCCGGTCCCGAGCATTCCGATTGTTGCAGGTGTGGTCACCGAAGACACCGAACGTGGCGCGGGCGGTTTCGGCTCAACGGGGGCTTGATATGCGTATTCTGGTTTCAGGAATTCCCGGTGCGGGAAAAACGACAGTCATTAATGACGTGCTGAATTCTCTGTATAAAAAACAGGATTGGCAGGATATTATCCGATATTCCAATACGCGATTGGATGACAAAGAGAATCATATCATTAATCATATTAATTCCGAAACGTTTTTGACGTGGAAAGCGCGCGACAATAACGATTCGCCCGGTGATTATAATCGTGATTTGGCATTTGCCGGAACATTCAATTCGGAATGGGATTACATTGTGGAATATCCGTATGGTGACAGACCCGCGCCGGAACATGCCGCGTTCTTTGACGTAATCCTGAACGTGTCACAATTCAACTATGACAAAAAATTCATCACCGTATTGAAAAATCGATACGGAAAAGCAGGTCAGTTACTGTCGTTTGAATTCGTCACGACTGGCGATGAATTGGGAATCAACATTACGGAGCGTAAATATGTCGAGTGAAATTAACAAAGTGCTGGCGGAACGCGGTGTAAATTACGGTGACTTCGCTTTCGTAGCATTTCGTTCGCAACAAATCCAAAACCATTTGCGTGTACACGATCAGGAGAAGCAATACACACCGACTCAACGGGAAGCGCTGCAAATGATCGCGTCGAAACTGGCGCGCATCGTTATCGGCAACTCGAATCATCGTGATAGCTGGATTGACATTGCCGGTTATGCAAAACTGGTGGCCGACAGCATCGAAAAATCCGAGCCGAAAAACACCGACTGGAAATAGTGTTTCACGTGAAACAGTGCAGCCAGAATCGAACGTTACAAATTGAGCGCAACAGTTACAATTTTTACAAAATACTGGTTGCACCAGATGTGTTTCTGATCTAATATGTAGTCACGGTGAACGAAACGGTTCGTCACCGAAACCTGAAAGGTGAATTATGAAAAGCTTCTCGACAATCGACAAACTAGCGGCATTCGGAACCGCTGTCTCTGCTGTCGTCTTCGCAATCGTCCCTGAGACCGATCCAATTGTGACGGATTGCGTGCGCAACTGGTGCGCTCCGGTCGCATTCGACGGTTGGAAACTGCTGGAAATTCTGTCGGCTGCGGCTATGGCAGCGGGCGCGTGGTATTTCTGCATGAAAGATCAACAGGTGGATTGCTAAAATGGACTACGTGAATCGTCAATCGGTTTTTACAATTTTGCAAAAATACTACAGCGGCCAAAATCTCATTGACAAATTCGACCGAACCATTATAGAATTTAATCAACGTTTGGGGGAAATGACCGAACGTGAAATTCTGGACTACGCAAGGAATCATTGAAAATGAAACGCTTTGGAGAATACGCTGCTGAATTCGTTGAAACCGTCGGCGGTTACTGGGGTCCGAAAACGACTTGCATTTGGCTGATTCTGGGCATGGTGTCCAGTGCGGCTATCATCCTCAGCATAGTAGCTGCGCTGATTCTCAAAATAGAGGGTGTTTCATGACCGACTTTCATACGGCAGTAATCGTCATGCTGATCTTTATTGCCGCAATCGCATTCAACATCGTCATGTTATGAATTTTGACGATTTTCTGACAATCTCAATCACGATCATTCTAGCGCTAATCATTTTCGGTTAGCGCAAAAAACCTGAAAGGCTAGAATCATGAAACGCACCACAAAAACCATCATCGCCGCTTCCCTAATCGCGCTTCTCGCCGCTTGCGGCGGTGGCTCCGACGCTCAATCTGCTACCAGTGTGGTTAACCCAACCAAAGTGATCATTGAGCAATCCACCGAAGCCCCGCAATACAAACCGGATGATTCGAGCAAAGAAAGGGCGTTCGGGAATGCTGGTCGGGAAATTCTCATGTCGGCAAAACGTCCAACGGTGTATGAGATTGTGCGCGCGTATCACACGATGGTGGCATATGTTTCCAGCGGCGAACAACGCGATATGACCAATACTGAAGAAAACGATTTGGACCGTTTGGAAATTTGGTTCTGGCTGCGGTGGGGCCTGTTGCAACAATCTGGTGAAACCATGACTACAAAGGAGCGTCTCAACAAAACCAAACAAGATATGATTGAAATGCGCAAAAACTTCAGCATGCGTGAATACGTCGGTCGAATTATGTCGGCAGTGTATCCCGCGATGCTTGTAAACCCTGATAGTTGGGCAGAAGCAGTTGAAACCTACAATACCATGGCTGCAACTGCAAAATAATCAACAATCAAATTTTCGGAGTAAATCACCATGAAAAAGATCATCATCGCCGCTTCCCTGATTGCTGCCGCTGGTGCTGCGCATGCAACCAACACCCCCGGTGCGGATTGCGTCGGCGTCAACGCTTGCAAAACGAACAGCGACAACCGGACGACGCACAACACCCCGACGGCCAACGGCGGTCACCAGTGGCAGCAGCAGCACCAGAACGCGTCGGCCAGCAGCGGCGGTAACCACATTGCCCCGCAGACCAGCGTCAGCTACTCCGCGCCGAATCAGTCGCAGCAGTCGATTAACGTCGGCAACGGTAGTAGTAGTTACCGTTACGTCAACGTCCGCCCGGTCACTGCATCTGCGGTTCCTGTCGTCGCGCCGTCGGCCAACATTACCAGCATCGTTAGTCAGGAATGCGGCCCGCGCCAGCGTATTGTTGCGCGAAATGTTAACGGTCGAATTATTGGCGTTATCAAAGACACGGAAGCCGTCATCGGTGAGGATATGCACCTGATCCCGGACGATGAACCGTACCGGCGCGTGCAAGTGACATCGGATATCGTGCTGCTGATGGGCCATCGCATCGTCGAGACTACCAGTGTGATTACCACATCCACTAGCGGTGCGTTCGCATTTGGCGCTAACGGTAGTAGCGGCGCTGGTGGTTCGATTGGCGGTAATTCGGGCGGCGCACTGCAACGGATGGTAACAACGATTCGTCTGCACGAGTGCCAAGCATTCGAGTTTGACACGCGCCCGCTGAAACCGCGCGGCTGATTCATCAATCAACGTGACGCCCGTAGAAATACGGGCGTTTTGAAAATGTTGCCAGTTTATAAAGATCATGATAAATACGAAGAATAAATAGCACGAAAATGTGATTTGTTGCTAGAGCTTGAGTATGAAAAATATATCGAGCGCGAGTATGAAAAATACATGAATAAAAAGGAAGCTGAAAATGGAAAACAAACCGAAAATCGTCAAAGTTGAGCAACTGATTCGGCTTAATAAATATCACGTCATTTTGATTCTGGGGCTGCTGGTTCTCGGGATTGCGCAATTTGCCTAAATCGCATTTGATGCAATCGGCGCGCTCGCAAACTGGATTATTGGAGGTTGAATGTGGCTGATTGGATTAACCCCGACGCTAATCTGCGATGGGTTGTCGTCGATACCGAAAACTATCAACTAATCCGAATCGCTGAAAGTCTGCGAGCGGCGCAATTGTTTCAGATTGTCGAATGCTCACACGTTGCAAGTCGATTGGCGTCGGTGCCGCCCGACTATCAAAACTTTCAACCGTGCCGACAGCAGGAATGCAGAGAGTTGTTTCTGAACGCCACTGGACAGGATTGGCCGAAAAGTGTCGGCGTTTCAGCGGCACGGGCACTCGCGGTGCTTTGCCAGCACGTTGCGCCGGATCGAATCGACGTTAACGCGGCCGCCGCAACCCTGCGGGAAACGTTCCGGAACCCGGAAACAGACAGTTACAACTTTGTTGGAAAATGGGTTGACGACACCGGAAAACGATTGATAGAATGCAGCCATGATGAGATTCGGGGCCGCCGAATCGATTTAACAGCCGACCAGCTACAGGCGCTGGTCAACAAACTTACCAAACTTTGAGATTGAGGATACGAAAATGACGACTGATCTTGACTTTCTGGCCGATTTTGACACCGAACCTGTCGTGAAAAAAACTAAACCCGCCGCTGTAAAAACCGAAACGAAACCCGTCGTGTCGGAATCCGACGCACTGGAAGCCCGCAAAGCCAAATTCCTTGCTGCCAAAGAAAAGGCTGCTCAGAAAGCTGCCGAACGTGCTGCTGCCCGCGCTGAACGCCAGTCGCGCAACAAACAGAACGGTATCCCGCAGCCGCGTGAAGGTAGCACCGGAGCTATCGTGTGGGCGGCGCTGGAAAAACTGTCCGAAACCGTCGAGCCCAAGACCATTAACTATGCAATGATCCGTGATGATATGGAAGCCCAGTACATCACGGAAACCGAAGGCCGCGGCGCACTTAACCGGTGGCGCAAATTCAACGGCTTCCCCCCGCGCAAAGCGGGCCGTCCCAAAGCCGCTGCCGTGTGATAGACTATAGTTTCTTCAAGCAGTAGTACTTACCCGGGTTTCGACCCGGGTTTTTTTTCGCTTGTTTCACGTGAAACATTCGGCGAAAATCACACGGTTACAATTTCTTACACAAAAATTGTTGACCCTGAAAATTAGCTGATCTAATATGTAGTCACGGTGAACGAACACCGGAACAAACCTGAAAGGAAACATCATGGCTCGCTTCACAACTCCTGAAACTCTGACCCGCCCGAACCGCTCGCAACAATACTATGCGCGCCTAGTTCTCATGAAAAAAGGTTATGATGGTGTCGAATTCCGGGAAGACGGCAATATTTACCACGCTGATAAAATTGTTGAATGCTGGGACGGAATCGACAAAAACGGTGAATCAACTTTCGAGAACGTCTATGGCCGGTGGCAACTGGTCAACGTTGACGGTGCCGATTACGGAGCTTTCCATCACCGGGTCGATGCCGTCAAACTGGCGCGCTATCTGGGAATGGGCTTGTTGCTGAATGATCGTTGGACCGGTCGCACGGTGAGCGTGAAATAAGGAAGAGACAACGGTCGGGGAAACCCGGCCTGCATGGAAGCACGGAGTACTAAAATGGCTTGGTTGAAAAACATCGAAGACGAAAAACGTTTGTTTCACGTGAAACAGGCACCACGCAAAATGCCGAAAACCGACGATCAGTTAGAACGCATCCGGCGCAGTCACGCCAAGCGTCGCGGCACCGACACGATTCGGCGCGGCTCCGACGAAACACCCGAGCGGTTCAGCCCGTTTGACACGTTCTCGCCGGACGACGGGTTTTGATTACCTGCACGTTGAGTGTGGCCACCGCGTTGCTTACATGCCCCAGTTTCAGCGCTCCGGTGCTGCTGGGGCATGCCACGCCGCAGGGTAGCCACATTGCCCGTCCCGCTGCCGAAAGCCGCAGCATCCACTACGCAGACGGCGGCGCGGGGCTTGTGCTGGCGCTGCATCCAGTGTGGACACCCGAGCGGGCAGCGTTGATAGCCGCGCCAGTCGAGCGCCGGCGAACGGTGACAGATGGTTGCGTCAACCTGTTGCCCGCCGACTTCGCCAAATTGCCGAAAACCAAATTCAGGTTTATAATCAAATGATTGCCGTTCATTTGTTGACGTTCAAAGCTAAAGACGACGATGAATTTTTGGCGCAATTGTTGCCGGATTTTCTGCACAAATTCCCGGATAATCTGGAATGCTCGCTGCGAACGAAAGAATTTTCCGCATATTGGACGCTGACGGGCGAATTGGAAATTCTGTTTTGCGTCATCGGTTGGGATTCCAATTTTGCGTCGGTGTGGTATATTCGGGATATCCCGGATTTTTCACCTATCGAAGTTTTGAAGCAGTTACAAGATTGGTTCAAAAATGCAAAAGGCCATTAAATTTGTCGCTCAAATCCTGCGCGGTAAAAAGGATGCGACATTCATTTTTAAGCGCGGCCGAATCTGCGCCGTCAACGGCCCGTTGCGCGCTGAGCATGCTTTCCCCTACGATTTGGACGGCGCATGCGACGCTGGTGCGCTGATCCGGGCAGCGGCGGCGCTCGATGAACGAGAAATTGTTATCTCGCAAACTAAAACGCGAATAACAATTAAACAAGGTGCGTACAAATCTCAAATCCCCGTCAAAAACGAACCGTATCAATATGTACCGCTGACGAACGAAACGGACCCGACGGGTTGGGTCGGATTGGACGCGCTGACAAAATACACGGCCGAATCCATCCGGCCATTTACGCGCGGAGTCATACTGCAAAACGGCCGCGCCTACGCAACCAATAACGCGGTGCTGGTGTCGCTTCCCGGACCGGCGATCCCGCAATGTGTCATCCCAGCTCGCGCCATCGACATTGCCGCAAAAATGGGCGCTAACAGTGTGACCATCGAGCGGAACGGTATCGAATTCCGAGCCGGCGACACTGCGACGCTGGCGGCTCAACTGGTGGACGCCCAGCCGCCCGATATGCGGCCGTTTTTCGACGGCGGCTATGCGCCGGCTCCGCTGCCGGAATCCGTGCGTGTCGGCTTCGGCAAAATCAAAACCGGGGATTCCGAGTTGCTCGAATTCCGCGACGGGGAAATGATTTGTGGTAATGAATCCTACGATATCGGCGAATTCCCGGATGGCATTTTCTTTAAAAAAGCCTTTGCGCTGACGCTCCCCGATATCCAAAACTTTGATATGCGCCCGAACCAAAATTCGGCTATGTTTTCCAACGGTTCAATGTTTGGCGTAATTTCCCGCAGAAAATGAAAGCATTCCACGACGGTCTTTTCTACGCGACGGCGGTAGCGCCGGATCAAAAACTAATCCCGGAACCAGTGTGGTTATCCTCATCATACCTGCCGAATTATGAGGACGCACATCAATTCGATTTGCCGATGTTGAGCAATTCAGAATTGGTGCAATCATATATGGTCGGGGATGTTTTTGTATTCGACATTGAATCGTATCCTAATTATTTCCTAGCGGCATTTAAAAACGTCAAAACTGGGAAATACGTATTATTTGAGGATTCCGAAACGCGCAGTTTTGACCCGGCTAAACTGAAATGGATGCTGGAAAAATGCAACCTTATCAGTTTCAACGGTATTAAATATGACTGGCCAGTAACGACGATTGCGGCCAACGGAGCATCGTGCGCCGAATTGTTCAGCGCCACTGAACGGATTATCAGCGACGGGGTTACGCCTTGGATGTTGCTCAAATCAATGCGGATTAAGCAGATTCAGGGCAACCACATTGACCTTATCGAAGTTGCGCCGTTGCAAGGGTCGCTGAAAATCTACGCAGCCCGGGCGAACGCGCCGACGATTCAAGACCTTCCGTATCAGCCCGGAACCGTGCTGACGCCGGAGCAAATAGAGTGCGTCCGCTGGTATTGTTGCGCGTCGGATATCCCGGCAACGGAGCGGCTACTAGGTATCCTGAAACCACAATTGGAATTGCGTATGTCAATGTCCAAAGAATACGGAACAGACTTACGCTCAAAATCCGATGCGCAGATTGCAGAAGCGGTAATTTCTCATGAATTGTGGCTTCTGCACGGCGAGAAACCGACGGTGCCGGATTCTGCATCGATCCCGCCGACGTGTCGCTATGTCGCGCCGGAGTACGTGCAATATCAAACGCAACAATTACGCGACGTTCTTGATTTGATTCACTCAGAAATTTTTTGCATCGGAGAATCCGGAGCCGTCACGCTGCCGGATTCACTTAAGGATTTAAAAATCACGATTAATAACGGCACGTATCAAATGGGCATCGGCGGATTGCACTCATGCGAATCTGCGCGCGTGACGAAAGCTGATGATAACCACATTCTAGTAGACCGCGACGTTACTTCATATTACCCGTCTATGATTTTGAATATGCGGTTATTCCCGAAGCAACTGGGGCCGGAGTTTCTGGAAATTTATCAAAGCATCGTTGACCGGCGCATTGCCGCGAAACATGCCGGCGACAAAATCACGGCCGATAGCCTCAAAATCGTTATTAATGGATCGTTCGGGAAATTTGGTAGCAAATACTCGGCACTGTATTCCCCGCAACTGCTGATCCAAACGACGATTACGGGTCAGTTACTGCTATTGATGTTTATCGAAGCGCTGGAAATTAGCGGAATCCCTGTCGTCAGCGCTAATACCGATGGTATCGTTATTCATTGCCCGAAAAACAAAACGGAGTTAATGGAACGCATCGTCAAATGGTGGGAACGGACGACGGGGCTTAATACGGAAGACACGCATTATTCCGCACTGTATTCGCGCGACGTAAATAACTATCTCGCTGCGAAAATTGGTGGTGGATACAAAGGTAAGGGTATTTTCACGCTACCGAAAGACGGCAGCGCCGATGCGCTCAAAAAGAATCAGGACGCGCCGATTTGTGTGCAAGCCGTCGCCGAATATCTGGTCAATGGAACACCAATCGAGAAAACGATTAACGACTGCACCGATTTTACGCGATTCGTTGTGGTGCGGACCGTCAAGGGTCACGGTGTAAAACTGCGTACAAATGGCCAGCATGAATATATGGGCAAAACCTGCCGATGGTATTATGGACAGGACCCAAATAAAATCGTGTATGCGTCAAATGGAAACAGCGTACCTAAGTCGGAATTTGCGGAACCGTGCGGGAAGCTGCCGAAAGAATTCCCCAAAGATTTAAACCGTCAATGGTATATTGATAATGCGCTTGACGTTTTGCGTTCGTTAGGAGTTTAAAACAAAGCCCGGAATTAACCGGGCTTTTTAATTTACACCTTATGTAAAACTACCGGGAATGACATACCCCATCCGCTGCCGGTCTTTGCCCAATGGTTGATGCCGACCCACTGGTTTCCTTGCTTGCGCTCCCCATTGCTGTCGGTGAACGCGGCTGGATAGGTGAACCCAACCTCATCACCCCGACGAACGTCACCAAACACCCATGACCCGCTGCCGGCCCGGAACCGGAGCGCATAGGGACGCCCAGCCTGCAAATATACGGGGTTATGGTCGCGGTGATACCACGTATGGTTTGCGGTTTCGGACCGGCCCAGCTTGGTCGGTGCCCAGCGGCTTTGAGATTCGGAAACAGACCCTTGCAACACAACGGCTCCACTGGTCAAATCGTCCAAATAGTAATTGAGCGTGCCCGGCGATTGGCAAACAACAGCGAACGAAACACCGTTGTATTGTCCCGCGTCGAGCGTATTAAAACGCTCCCGATATTCCGAACCGCCCGCAACTGTCCACGTTGAAACGTCGGTGCGGTAACCACCTTCCATGATTCCGTTTCCTAACGATTTACCGTTAGAAAAATACAGTTGGAAAATCGGCGCCCAGAATTTATTAGCGTCAGCGCCGCCAGTGAAGTTGCGGATATTGTCGGCGCTGACACCAAAATGCGTCGCCAATTCCATATCCTTTAACCATGGCGAGCAACGTCCCATAGCGTTCGGGCATTGCATATTGTTGGAACTAATATAGTTATCGTTATTTCCCATCGGATTATCTTGGAACAAATGATAGATATTGCCGGCGATTAATTGGCGCTTATTTCTGAAAAACAGCAGCGGAAATGATGCGCGGTTCGGAGTGTGGGCATCCAATTGCGGCGTGTAAAGCGCCTCTCCGTACACGTCCCATGTGGCGGGTTTTCCGCCGTTGTCCGAGCAAATGCGCCACCGTATTTGCCCGCCATTGCCGCCGGAGTAACCGGAGCCCCCTTGCGCGTAGAATTTCAGCGCCGATGGTAGCGCGGTTTCGGTGGCACGGAATGAGAACGATGCGACATATCCGGCGCTGGTGCCGATCCGGGTATTCGCAAGCGCGTTCAGCACAAGCCGGCCCGGGCCGACCAGTTTTTGATAAATAGCGGAGTTCAATTGTAGCGAGTTATTTGCAGGAATTGCCATTTTTTTAAATCCGGGTTTCACCCGGAATCCTCATCAATTGAAAATGACGGACATTACCGAATACGGCGGGATTTGAATTTGGCCAATTGAACCATTAGATGATGTCCAGAATTCTGGGTGCATTTGCTCAACGTGTACATTCGTTTCGCTTTGATTCATCGCCCCGCTTTCAAAACTTGCGACGTAGCAGGTACCAAAAGTGCGACGGTGCGAACCACCACTACCAAGCGCTGGAATCACCGCCTGAATTTCTTTCGTCACTGAACTATCGTTGACGAAAACACCTGAATAGCTGCGGCCGTCCGTCATTAGGATTCCAGAAACCCCGTCACCCTGTTTCAGCGACGACGAACAAACCCATGACCGATGGCCGAGCCGCGCGACTTTCAACACCTGCTGGTATGCGTGCGGTGTAGCGCGACCGCTGCGGACAGCATACATGGGGCCGCACGAATAGCCAATCGGCCAGAGTGCTAATGTGGTTACCGACGGGCTTTGCATCGTTCCAAGCAACCCTTTCGCAAAATTCATCACGTTAGTGCGGTTGGGTTGCGAATTCCAATAGTTCGCTAGCGAATTAGTTCCTCCTCCATTTCCGCGACCGACGAAATAAGTGTTAACGTCCCACTGACCGTAATTGGTTTGCGGGTTGCTACCGAACGCCCAAAATTGCGTCGTCAGTTGCTTACTCGGACGCTCGACACCAATCGTCAGTGCCTGCCCGCGCAGATTCGGGCTTGCGCCGCCTGCAGTAGCCACATTGGGTGCGCTGCCGGGTTGTGCCGATACGGCCGGAATGTTGACGTTCGGCAGCCCGTACGTGTCCAGCACACGCCCATACGTCGCGCCAGCATCGAACGAGTACGCAGCATCACCGCCACCCGAGTAGCTGGGGCCCGGTGAAGGCTGCGGCGCGGGCTGCGGCGTCGGAGCCGGTGAAGGCTGTGCCGGGTTGCCGCCACCCGAGCCCGCATAGAACAAGAAATTCACATCCATATTAGTTTTATGGATTGCCTGATCATAATACGGTTGCGGGTTATTCATCGCGTTAGCTTTTACGGAGCCGAACGAAACATAAGCCGACATTAACGACAGGTTTTCCGGCTTATCGGTCTGCTGATCAACGATCATCATAATGTTGTTTAATGGCTTACCGTCATTTTGCGCGTCCCAGTCTTTACGGGCTTGGTCTTGCTCTGCTGCGTCGTCGCTGATAACCACACCATTTCGCACGGAAATGATTTTGGTTAAATACACCGGGTCAGCGTCGGTCGCAAAGCGTTTGATCCACAGCATTTGGGAATTGCGCCAGTCACCGATGCTGTCGGCAAACGAACGCGGCCAGAAATTGGCGCGGCTGAAACCGGGTTGGATGTCACCGAACGTCGCTTGCCGCAGACCACCGTCATCACCTTGCGACGGTCCGGGTGCGGGTGCTGGTGACGGAGATGACACGCCACCGGAGCCGCGCACAACGGATTCTGCAAAATTAGCACCGACTAATTTATCTTTATGAATCGTTGACCAATAATACGGGTCTGTATTAGTAACGTCGGCGCCGTTAATCGTGACTTCAGTGTAAGTGCGGTTTGCGATATTGTCCGGTAATTCCCCGTTCGTTTGCACAATCGCATAATATTTATTAGTGCGCGAGCGTTCGGCAACTAACGAATTCATTTCTGATTGCACTTTCCAATCATCGACAACGTTGGAATTTTCATCGATGACTTTAAACGTGATGGTCTTAAATCCATCGATACCTGCATTTGACGTGTTTTTGATCCAGACGATATTGCGGGTTGCTTTGGGCGTGATTGCCCCGAACGTGCCTGCTGCCGTGCCGGGTTGAGGCTGCGGCGATGGTCCGGGCGCCGGGGGTTGCGGCTGGGGAATGGGCGCCGGAGGTTGCGGCTGCGGTGCGTTCTGGACCAATTGCATATTGTCCGCGTGGACGTTGGCTTCGGTCCAAGGCGCGACCGTTCCAATTGGCGCACGGTTCAGCGATGCATATTTGACCTGCACATTGGAAATATTAGCGCCGTCGGCATCGCCCGAATTCTCAAAATACGGGAATTGTTTGAAGCCGGACCATTCGCGTTCTGCGACCAGATTTTGATAGGATGTGGACACCTCATTATCGTCTAATACGATGCCGTTTCTAACGACAACGAATTTGATGCGGTAAACGTTATTGTTACCGGCATTTGCCATAACCTTAATTTGTACAGCATTGATAGCCACACCATTCGACAGCGCGCCGAACGTACCGGCAGCGCCCGGATTGCCACCGGGTTGCGGCTGAGGTTGCGGCGACGGTTGACCCGGCTGCACTGCGGGCGCGCCCATATCAGGCAGCGGAATGCGCGTGCGTCGGAACGCGCTGATAGTCATGGCGCGGCTCAAGCGTGACACGTCCGGCTTGTTCGATCCGTCGTCGCGTCGCAGCGCGCAATGGTAGAACCGCTGCCATTCGCGGCTCAATTTGGTAGTGGCCGATAAACCGAAACCCGGATACCACGCAAGAATTGCACCGTCATTTTTCCATTTCCAGTCACCGCCCATTTGGAACGCTGCGCGAGCGCCAGCGGGCGAATTAGGAGAAATACGCGCTTCGGCGGTAACTAAAATGCCGCGAATAGTTCCGCGTGCATACGCGCGGGCCATATCCAAATCACCTGTCCCGCCATGATAAATACCGGTCCTGTCAGTGTTACCGACAGGAATCGGCACGCGGCAGAAACCATTGTGGTTAACGTGTGGCAAATCACCGCCGCCGCTATCACTCATATTCCAGTTAAAGCGAGACGCCCAGCCAACGTAATCGTTTTTATCGAAAAGCCACCAATCATCGCTGCCTTCATACAGGAAGAAAATGCACATATTGCGCAAATCCATAAACATTTCCCCGTTCCGGGCCGTGTTTCCGGTATCTTCCATACCAACGGTCCAGTTTTGGAACGTCTCGAACGGCGTCGACTTTTTGGCATTTAATAAACCGTAGTTTTTAATTGGACCTTCATCCGGCCAAGGTAAATTCCACCAGTTGTCCGACGGTTCCCACATTCTCTGGATACCTTGGACAACGGCGGCGGATTTATATTGCCCTTCTTTATTAATATTACCGTTGGCAACCCATCCCGTCGGGCGAGCATCGTTCATGCCGTTAGCTAGCCGGATGACACGTTCTTTCTCACTGTCGGACATCCACTGCGAGATAACGGGTGGTCGGGGTTGAGGCTGAGGTTGAGGCTGAGGCTGAGGCTGAGGATTGGGCCTTGGTTGGGGTTGAGGCTGTGGCGACACACCACCACCCCCGGGGTTCGGATTCGGGCGGGGTTGCGGCAGCGGTGCAGGCTGGGGTGTCGGCACCGGAACAGGTACCGGACGCGGCGCGGGCTTCGGCGCTTCCAATATGCGCTGCCCGCCAGCGTTTCCTTTCCAAGGAATATTAGTTTGCATGAATCGTCTACGTGAAATTGCGCGCACGTCGATAGCCTCCCGAATTTCTGCGCTATTAAAGAATGCCACCAAACTATATTCTTTCGTGACTTTAACAAGTTTGCCGACACCGACGCCAATATGCCAGCCGCCGCGACCCGTTGCCGCGTTGTAGTCGGTGCCGTTTAGCGCCTCATCGGTCAAATACGAAGCGTCGATAGCCACACTGGCAGCGAGCAAATCGCGCGAAGACGCGTCATATTTCACTTCGACGACGAACATTAGGCCTTCTAAATTCTGTCCGTTGACGATTGCATTGCTAAAAACGGTAACCGCTTTATAAGCTATTTTGGAATCCGGCAGGGGTTTCGGAAGTTTGAATGTTATCTCATTGGTCGCCGCATCGGTAACAGTATGTGTGTAATTAGAGATATATTTTCCATCGGGATACATGCAATTTACTGCAAAGTTTTCGGCTTTCAATTCGTGCGCAATTTCCCATTTATCCGATCCTTTATACAGCGCATAAATAACGGGATTGCGAACGGAGATTTTAAGGCCATCATCCGGGTATCCGAACAAATTATTAGGATAAAAACTGATCGACGGCCAAACATTATTTTGCCATTTATCCAAATGATCGTTAAATGCCGCGTCGTCGCGGTACGCTTGCGCCCACCAGTTACGACGTTGGCTGACGATATTTCCGATCTTCAGATAGCCGCCTAATTGCAATGTAGCTTCCTTGGTTTGCCCGTCATCGCCATTTTGCAGCGTATTGTCATACACGGATTTGTCCCACACGACGGGTTTGGTTTCATTCAAACCGGCCGACAGCGACAGAATTTCCAGTTTGATAGCTTCAGTCGCGTAGGTATCCGTTGACAGCACGGGGCCGCCCGGTTGCCCGGGTTGTGACGGCTGTCCCGGGTTTGGTGTGGGCGCTGGATTGCTTCCGCTGCTGTCCGTGATGTAGCCGGCCGCCTTGTCGGTCTCACCAGTCTGGAATGACCACACGTAGGGTTCCCAACAATTCAAGCGCGCATTACCGTTCATAAAATACGATTCGACTTTAACGGTAATCCAAGTGCCGCGCGCTAATCTAAAATCAGGCAGTTGGAAAATCTCCGAATTACGGGTCAGCCTTGACGAAAACCGGAACGGCGCATCGGTTTGCTTTCCAAGATACAACGTTAAATCTACGTAGTAATTAGATTCGACCTGATTACCCTGATACTGTAAGAAGAAAGTGTGGGTACCGTAGAATGCCAATCTTCCGATGTTATGCCAAGAAATAGTTAACTCTTTAGAATCGCTAACTGTTTCAGGGAAAAGCATGCTATTAATTTCAACGAATTTAGGCGGACGCGGGCGAGCGTACCGATTGTTTGTGGTAATCGACACTATTGGGTTATTTTGTGCATCGTAAATGTATTGGTGATGGTCACTCATCGGAACGAATTTAAAATTGTATCGATAGTTAGGATTCGCATTTGATTTGGCAATAATACTTTCAAACCGTTCATAATCCGACGATTCATGGAAAATGTGCAGTTTGGTTCCGGCGGGCCATTCCTTCGGCATCGTATCGTAGCAACCCCGTTCAATAGTCGGCGTTGTCGTCGTGAATTCGCTAGTGCAAGCAACAATTTCATTACCTAACAAAGCCAAACGCGGGTAACGTTCGCTCCGACGAAAATCGATGCCGCCCGGAATCGTAATTTTAGTGTCCCAAGGTTTAACAGGGTCCACAATTTCCGTTGTCGTCGCATAGCGCAAAATCGCTTGCGTTTGATCCGGCGACGCGGTGTCGATTAATTTAAATTTAGTTTCAGTCAAGTTACCACCCGCGCGCTTCGATGCAAGCGCGGCGATTTGCGACATACCCTGATTCCATTTGCTAAAATTAGGTTCGGCGAACGGTAATTCAAACAGAATTGGGTAGGCGATATCCGTTACCCGTTTTTGCTCTTCATCCCATTTGTCAACTGGTTTGGTGAATAATTGCGATTTGAAACTAAACGCATCCTGCACGGCCATAATTTTAATCATGCCGTTTTCCAGCGTGCCGTATTCGATATTAACGGCGCGCATCGTCAGATTGCCGATACCATCGCGCGGCCATGATAAATCGAAAATCTGCCCGATATTAATATCGGACGCTTTGCGGTTACAATAAATGGTGCAGGATGCCAGCGGCGTCGAAAGCGCGCGCAAGTCGCGTTCCGCTGCGCGACGGGCGTTACCCTCATCGGTGAACCCGGTGTAGTCCCGCGTTGAGGCCACAATGCCGATTTGGTCCATTAGCGCCAGATTATGCACTGTGGTCACCCGCACCGTGTCGGATTCGCCGGCCGAATATTTGACGGATACTGCGCTGATCAGCTCGCCGACGCTAGGACGTTTAAAATTGGTGATTTTTAAAACGTTCGTTTCGTCGAGTTTTTTACGGTTCGCAAAGTTGTTATCTTCGCGCACCAGCGTTAATTTAAATAAGCCGGTTTTGGTATCCACATACAGGATACCGTCAATATGGGAAACGACGGTTTCGATAAAGTCTTCAATTTTCGACGTTTTGTCCCACAGCATCGACATGCCCATATTCTCAGCGTGCAGCGTGTCGGCGGCAGCGCGGAAGGCCGCGTCATCGATATCTGCGGCCGAATACCCCATACCGAAAACGGGATCAGTAATGCATTCGTAGAGAATGTGCGCCGGGTTCATATCGTTCCCAATCTCGCACTTTTCGAGATACCAAATCCGCGCGCCTTCGCTACTGGTGTGGCGACGGCGGCGCACGGTGAACGCGAATTCTGGCAGGTAGGGGCGCGTTCCGATATAGCTTTTGTGAACTAAAATCGATGCCACACCTCGATATGCCGGAACCGAATCACCGACCATACTCTGTAGATAAGGGGCTTTGCCTTGCCATGGTCCGCCCGGAAGGAATTCGATCATCCCTACAAAGCCGCCGTCTTTTTGAACGCCGCCTAATAATTCAGGTTTGTTTAAATTAACATAATGACCGGTTTCTTTTAACGACGCGCCGGTTTCACCCCAGTGCCAAAGCGTCTTATTGGCAAAATCGATTTGTAGAAGATCGTCAATTGGTCCGGCGCACAACCCAAGATGTAGACCGGCCCAGTAAAACACCACGCCGTCGGCACCGTCGCCCGGCCGTGCAGACTGATCGCCAAACCATAAAACGTTAGGTGATTTGATTCGTTTGGTTCCGAACAATACGGGAATTTCCCGGCCGCTTTCGCTGGTCGGTTTTTGGAATTCCTGAATACCGGTCGGACGTTGCCGCGGGTTAGGTATTTTCGGCCGTTGTTTGGCGGAAATGAGTAACGAAGCGACAAAAAACGCAATCTGTAGCCACATTTATAATGCACCTTCAAAGGGGTTTTTGATCGGAATATACGGGAAGCCGCCGAAATTGTCCGTGTTATGGAAGTGCTGCTGACACGTTTCAATCGTTTTGTCACAGCCCGCATAGATGGTAGCTGACCGGATTGTATCATCCTTGTATGGTGGGTCAAAATGAATAAGCGTGTTCGTGTAGCCGACAATCGAGCGACGAATTTCCCCATTGATAACCACATATCCGCCGACCGGGTTGTAATGCCATCCGCCCAAACCCTCATGCCAAATGCCGGTAGCGTCGGAACCGGTGATACGTAGCTCTTTCGCAAAATCGTCGCGGTTAACGCGGCATTGGCGACCGTACAAAGCGTGTCGGCACGACAGGTTATATTGTTGGGATAATCCCTGCCGCTGAACCGACGTGAAAATGGATTCGCATTGCAATTCAATGCGTTCATTAGCGAGCGCCGCGCCGACGACACGTCCGCGCCAAATTGTGACGTTTTCATACTGTGCGTCGTTTCGGTGAACGCGATTAATACGGACGCTAACAGGATGTTCCAAACCGACGGTAACGAGTTTGCGCGCAAACTCATCGTTAGACGGCATCGTAATTGTCATGTTGCTTTTGATACTGTCGGTTGTATTCGTGACGGCCGAACGCTCAATAGGTAATGAAATGACTTTGGCGGTTCCGACGGTGAAACCCTTGTCATCCGATGATGTGTAGTGCAATGTAGTCCGCCCATACCAGAACGTATACATTTCAAACGGCGCGCCGTCGTGCGTGCTATTTTCGTATTGTTGATAACTCATTTTTATGCCTGAATTGGAATTGAAATTGCGATAAAATTAATAGAAGCGTTTCCATTGCCGTCGAATTTAACGGTAACTTCATCGCTGTCTAAACGAACATATTCCATAAATGCCGTCATGATGATATCAGAAAGCGCGGTATCCGTCGCAATTGTCGTCGTTGTCGTTAGACTCGATTTTCCGTCTGCGGTATCGGAGACCGACGCGGCTTCAATGAATTTGTATTTATATTCGCAACCTTCTTTAACCCAAATACAAATCCGATTGTTGGCAAAGCGGTCTCCCCAATAAATACGCTCACATTTAATTGTATTAGTATTCGCCTTGATATCAGCGATAACCTTGATATTTTTACCCCAAAGCGGCAGCCAAAACGGTTTAAGCCGTCCGCGCAAATAATGCACGAACCCTAACAGTTTTTCCAATTCATAGCCGACTTTTACGCGAATTGTAAACGAATAGTGCGACTGTTTGAATGAATAGCGCGGACGGAAATACGGACTTGTAATTTCGTTATCCAGCGAATCAACTTCCCGCATATAGGAATGCTGCGCGCCATCGTCCGAAGTGTGGTAATTCTGCAAGACCGGATCGGGGCCGATGGTTTGGTAAAACGCCCCAAGCGGCCAAATGGGCGGCGGATCGTCTCCGATCCATTCACACGATGCGTTGACGAATTCGTTGTGCGACAAGTCAAATTGCACGCCCGACGACAAACGCCCAGTCCATTGGGGGGAGATTAAACAAGGCTTCCGACTACGCGCGGTATCGGTATCTGGCATTCGTAAAAATTTACCGTAATCCGGATCAGTTTCCACAGATGCAATGTCGGTTAAAAATGGCGCGAAAGTGCCCGTTATCGCCGGATGAACGACGACTGCTTGGCCAGCGCGAAAATCTCGGGTTACGCGATAAATAACATCGGATCGCCCGAACACACCCGCAGAAAATTGAGTCCAATCAGCCATGACAACCTGTTGCGCCGGGTTATTTGCAATGGCAAGCGCCGTGCTACGATATTCATCGTATGTCATTTCGTACTTGAAATTAAAATACTGACGCGGATTTTTTCGCAACTGAACCCGTTGTTCACCGGAATAACCTTTCAGCACATCGGTTTTCCATTGTAGCTTGTATTCGTATTCCTTGTTCGGAACCGTTACCCAAAAAATGCTTGCCATTATGCCACCGCCGATTTATTGCGTTGAATAATATTGACGATGAGTTTTTCGCCCTCATCAGTTTTCAGGTAATCACCGACTACGGATTTGTCTAGTACGTTAACGATTTTGACTGCCGTATTATTCGGTGCTGAATTATCCTGCGATTGCGTCGGTTGTCCCTTGCGCACTTGCGTCGGGGTAGCCACATTCACTCGCTCGCCCGGCGTGGCCCGGAACGCCACCATTTGGCTGTCGGGGCCGCCCGCGCCGCCGACGGTGAACGAACCCCCGGTGAAAAAGCCGGCCGTCTGTTGGCTGCGAATCTGCGCAACGTGTGTCATTCCAGCCGCCACAACGGTAGCCGCCCACAACGGCCCGAGATACGGACCGCCCATCGCAAGCGCTTTTGTTGCCCCCTCGTAGGTATTCATGATCGCCTGCGAGATTGCAGCCGCTCGCCCGATGCGTGCCAACCCCTTACTATGCGACTGCTGCAACACTGACGCATCCGACAGAAAGGCGCTGAATGCGGCGTTTCGCGCTTTGAATTCTTGAATCGACAATTGAACGCGCGCTTGTGCAGCGGTTTGTTCGTCGATCATGCGCGACGCTTCCAGCTCTTTAATGCGCGCGTAATAAAGCTCGATATTTTCCAGTTGGACCCGTTGCGTTTGTGCGAGCGATGACGTGTCAATGCCCATTTGGCCGAGCGCGTCCAATCCCATACGGTCACGGTCGCCGGCCGACAGCTCGCGCAGCGTCCGTGCGTATTGTAGTTTCTTCCGGAATTCCTCTTCCTGTCGCGCAATTGAATTTTTGCGCATTTCATCCTGCGCTTGAATCGCTTCAGTCTCGCGCTTGAGTGTGGTTATCGCTTCCTTGATTGCCGCTTGCTCGCTGATTGAAACCTCAACACCCTGTTTGCGTAATTGGTTGACGGCTTGCATTGATGCACGTTGCGCATCACGTTCGGAGGCTGACAATTTGAGCAAATCCATTTCATCACGGATTTGATTCAGATATGCACCGACCGGATTGATTGCATCCTGATATTGTTGGCGCAGCAGCCCGAAATAACGTTCGTATTCTTTGACGTTCTTAATCCGGCCAGCAGAAAACGCATCGTCCAAAACTTTTTGGCCAGCCGCGAAACGTCGCGTCGCTTCACCAACCGCATCAATTTGACTGATCAGGTCTGCAAATTCGTCGCGCTGTGCCGAAGCTTTGCCGGCCTTGCCGGATGCGGTGGCAGCGCTCAGTGATGCAGCAGCTGGAACCGCGTCCAGATTGACCGACGTTTTGCGGCGCGCAGCGGCTTTCTTCTCGATGGCTTGCAGCGTATCGATGACCCATTTTTCAGCACCAGAGTTTTTCAGGTCGGAATATGCTTTCTGCCAGATTGCTTTTTGATCTTCCGCGAATTTCTGCGCTTCGGCTGATACATTCAGTCGGGGAAGTTTTGCGACGCCCAACAGGTCACCGCCGCCAACGGCCCGGCTGATCTTGTTAACCACGCTGGCGGCACCATTTGCCATTGATTCAAGACCGGACAAATAACCGTTGACCGCTTTTTTGAATGCTAATTCAAACGCGGCCGGAATATTTTCCAGCAGGTGCGAGATTCGCGGGCCGATGCTGCGCACGGTTGCAGTCATCATGTCGAGCGCGCGCCCGAACCCCTGCGCAATCCCGGCAAACGACAGGTCAAGGTCACCGAAGGCCGCCCGGAATGCGTCGGCAACGGGCTCAAAGAATGTGGTGACCACACTCAGCGATGTGCGGGCGCTGTTGGCCAGATCGACGAACCATTGGGCTGCTGACGACAGCGCAGCGCGCATCCGGTCGGCCAGCACGTCGAATACGTCGCCCAGTGTGGCAACCCCACCGGAAAACACCTTGATTTGGTCCCGAATCTGAATGATATAGCCGATTGCGGCCGCGACGGCGGTAGCCAGCAGAACGAACGGATGCGCCGCGACGGCAGTCATGAATCCACGCACCGCCGCAATGGCAGCGGGGCCAAACGCAACGGCAACCCGCGCACCGACGACGGCCAGCGCGGCCGATAGCGCGGTTAAATTGTTCGATACAAAATCAATTGCGTTCGCCATAGCGGATAGAATTCCGCTGGATTCTGCAATTTTACCGATGAATTCAGTTAGATTAGTATTTAGCCGGCTAATTGCATTCCCGATGGTATTCGGCGTTTTTGAGAACGCTTCATCGATATCTTTGCCGCCTTTCTGGAATGCCTCGAAAAATTCCTTAGCCGATAATTGACCGGCATTCATTTTTTCTCGAAGCTTCGCAATCGAACCGTCAACACCAGAAATGTTTTTGGCGACGACTTGCATAACGGCCGGTGTTGCCGAAAGAATCGAGTTGAATTCTTGCGCGCGGATAGTTCCACCGCCGAGCGCCTGCCCAAGTTGCGTTAAAGCATTCTTTGCGTCGCTTGCCGAAACGTTAGAATAAGACAGCACCTTATTCATATTTTCGGTGAATTTAATCAACTCGTTTTGCGACTTACCCATTTCACCGGCAGCACGCGCGATGTTCGTGTAGAGCCCGACGGTCGCTTCCAAGTCCGAACCGGTGCGCTTGGCTAGCGACACCAATTTTTCCTGCACCGCTGCCGCTTCCTCTTGTGATTTGGTCGCTAATTTAATTTGCGTGCTAATTGATTGCCAAGAGTTTGCGTACTTTGTCAGCGCTCCGAGTGCGCCAGCAGCGAACGCGCCAGCCATCGCACCTTTTAGAAATTCGATAGCGTTGCTCGCGGTTTTCGCGCTGGACCCAATACCTTCGATATTTTTCGAGACAGTGCGCGCGCCTGTTTCCGATATGTGAATCTGAATGTTTTCAGTCGTCATTTAACCACCTTACTATCTCGAATCGCATTAACTGCCGTGTCTATTGCTTGCTCAACGAATTTAGCCGGCGCTTGCGCTGACCATCCCTCGTTTAGACGCTGAATATACGGCAGATTGTTGACCAGCCAAATTCCGCCCGGCTGACCCTTGTATGTGGTAACCGCATTGGTAGCCGCGCCGATGGCATAACCTGCCGCGCCAGCTCCGCCACCCGAGTATTCTACTGTCCCAGTCGGTACAACACCTATCCCAACCTGCCAGTTGGCGCGTGCGCGTCCGGTGTCAACTGGCGTCGCCATGGTGATAGTCTGGTCAGCCGCAAGCGCAACTTTCCGCACAATTTCATCAGCGTTTTTCGGGACGTTGACAGCGACTCGATTTATTTTGTCACCAAACTGATTCAGGTTCATTTTTTCAACTGGTCGGCTATTTGCTTGTTTCGGAATTCCAGATATTTAGCGTCAACTAACGGAATGACGTATTGCATATCTTCGCGCGTGTCGGTGTCAATTTCGTTCCGGTCGCACCATTCGTTAATCAATTTCCAACTGATCGGCCCCTCTCCGTACTCTGCAATTTGCCGACATGACGATAAATCCAAAAACGCCCGCTGATATAATTCGTTGCCGAATTGTATAGCGGGCGCGTTTTTGAATTGCGGCGGCAATTCCATATGATTTAGCGCGCACTGTCTGACGATGGTGTCATAGTGCGCGCCGTGTTGCAAAGAAAAGATCAGGGCCTCAATCAGTTTTTTGCGACCGAATCCAGCACGTCTTTCCGATACAGTGCGACGTTCTGGGATTGCTCTTGCAGCAGCGCGTACAGCTCCGGCAGTTGCTCAAACAGCGTTGCGGCGGCCTCGGGTGAGTACGCCAGCGGCTTCCCGCTTTCGTCCTCAACACCATCCCATCCGATGACCACACTTTCGGCGAAGACTTCCCGCATCAGCTTGGCAGCCAATTCGTTGTCAAGCGTGCCGGCCTGAATCTGCATCCGATACGGCTTGGTCTTCGCTTCAATGGCCTTCAGATAGCGAACGTTCTGCCCGCCAGCCCGCGCGATTTGAAACGCGATGGTTTCGCCCTTGCTATTCACACCAATTTCAAAACGAACGCCTTCCTTTTCGGCGCGGGGGTCAGTGGCGAATTGTTTAAACAGATTCATTTATTAACTCCGTGCAATTTTGGGCAGATAACGGAAGAAAGAAATGCTTGCCGTGCTGCCGAATTTGGATTCAAAAGCGTTGAATTCCAGCGGAACGGTAATCGGCTGGTCTTTCTCAATGGTAATTTTACCGTCGCCCAAAGTCAATTCGGGAATGTCAATGACGACGCCTTTCTGCGCTTTCGTCATCACGATATCGAGCGTGACGGTAGCGTTATTGCGAACGGCCCGGGTCGCTTCCACGTCCGCAAAATAGAACGTACCCGAACCGCCCACTTCAAAGGAACCGTAAACGCTGTCGATAGCACCAATTTTACCGATTGCTTTAGCTGGCGACGTATTGTTTTTGATCGAAATATCAAGCGTCGTCGCAAACGCAAACAGCGGTTTGATATCGTCGGTTTTGTTATCGACCAGTGCCAGTTTAATACGCGTCATATCCGACGACGTATTGTAGGTGTCACCGGCTTTAATAACGCCTTGCGTTCCCGGTTTGCGCGTTTGTTTGCCGTTTACATACTCCGCATCCTGCGCGGTGAACGACATATCGACGTTGACTTTATCAGCCTGCGCAATAGCGATTTTCGCTTCATTAGGCACCGCACCGATAATGTATTCGTACATTTGACCATCGACATCTTTTCCGAGCGAACGTTCAAATTGATAGGTACGTTTAACGACTTTCGTCGGGTTTTTCTCGTTAACGATACAATCGGCCCAGAACAAATAGATAGTTTTAGCATCTACGCTGGTATCATCATGCGCAGCTTTAACCCACGAGATTTTATCAAAACGCAATGCGTTATTGTAGATTCGATCAATACGCGCAAAACCATGCACTTTATATCGATTATCTTCGTGGTCGCCACCGACATAAACCCATTCACCCTCGGATAATCCAAGTTGCGTGAAATTATCCGAACCACTTTTACGGAAAATTTGAGACGCGCCATTTTCGACGTTAAACGATAAATTCGTCGTTCCGGGTGCGAAAAAGATACCGACGACAGACGCGCGCGCATCAGCAGTCGGTGACGCAACAGGATTCATCCCCGATGTGGTCACCGTCGTCACACCACCAGTGGTAGCAACGCCCGTCACGATAAACGGCCCGCGATCATCGTTAGCGCCGTCTTCGATATGAATCAGGTGTCCAATTTTAATACCTGCGACCGTTCCGGCAAATTTAATTTCCGTTGCAGTAATTGAGCTGATACTGATTTGCGACGCATCCGGACGGCTGCTGCCGGGTTTCGTGCGGCCGTTTGTGCGGAAGAACCCGAGCGACAGCCGCTGGAAATTGTCATGGGTCAAGTCTTGGTTGAAGCCGCACGACGCCTCAAGGTCAGTAATGACTCCCTTTTGTAATTGCGACGATTCAGAAATGACGTTCCGCGTTTGCGTCGTCAGTTTCGCGCCGAAGTCGGAATAACTATTTGGTTCGGCGGCGAACCAAACGGGGTTTGCTTCCAATTCCCCGGGGCATTTTTCGACGGTATAGCGTAAACCCGTCGCGTTAGAATCTAATACGTATGTTTTGCAGTCTGCCATTATTGCACCTGATCAAATCTAAAGTTTGCGGAAACGTTAACATGAGAGAATGCGCCATCAATGCCAACGTCTACCATTTTGATGTTTCGCAGCCAAACGGTATCATGCCGAAACGCTTGCAAACCATCGACGAAATATTGTGCGGTTTCATACGCGGCACCGCTTTGCCCGCCAGCCGGTACAAATACTTGGATGACAAGCAACCCATTCCGATCATACCGCATCGTCCCGGCATAGCACGACAGGGATGCTTGCCGCCCGTCCGTGTGAATGATGCTGGGACGAATCCAAGGAATCATTTCCCCGGGCACCGACGACGCTAAATGGTCCCAGATAACGCGCGTGCCAGCTTGTGTAGCTATCGTATTAACCGCTTTATACAATACGTCGCGTGCTTGAACGTACTTCATCGTTTAACCCCGAACATTTCAACAATTGCGTTTTCAGCCGGTCGCAGCGTTTGTCGCCATTCGATGCCGTAAGAAGTGCCGCCGTCGTCGATTCGATCAACGCGAGACGGCAACGCAAACGCCGATGCAGTGATGCAAATCATGTTCGTGCGCTTGAGCATTTCTTCGGTAACCACATTGGTACCCCAGCCGCCCGAGCCCGCGGGGACGAATGTTGCGGGGCACCGCGTAATCTGCGCAATCGTCGGCTGACCTGGCCCAAGCCAAGGCTTTTCAGGATCGGTCGCGCCGGATTCCAGTTTGACAAAATCGACCATGCGGCCGGTTTCGGCAATCATTTCTTTAGCGAGCGCTTCAAACTCTTCATACCCGAACGATGACATTATCTATAGCACCGGTTTCCAGCGTTGATACCGCTGATTAGTTGATTAATTAATGCGTCCGGTTCCGGAAGCATTCGCCATTGCTCGACTTGCGACCCATAACCTTTTGTTACGGCGGCAAATTTCTTGCTAATCGGGCCGACTGTCTTTTCGGTGACCACACCTTGCGCAAGGCCGCCCGACGTTGCCGGGGCTGGCGCCAGCGGAGACACGGCCGCATACGCTGCGTACAGGGCCACAGCGCGTTTCAGGACAACGGGAAGCCCATCATACCCGGAGCCCTGTCGCGGCCACGCCAGCGCCTGCGTAGGTGTGGCCACCTGACCCGCAAAGAGCCGTCCATATCGGGCGTCAACGTAGGCGGTGGCCTGCACCAGCGCGGCTTGCTTTTGCTCGACCGTGCGCGTGGACCAATCAAAATCGGTCCGGTACGCCAAAAAGTCGTCGGCGAATCGGACGGTAACATAACTGTTAGCGTCCGAAATGCCGTGACCGTCTTCGACAACGAAACTCATTGTGCGCGTCCGATAATGCCCGCGACGATGCGAGCGATTCGGTTAATGTCGATACCTTTTTCGGCCAATTCCGCAATGTATTTAGCTTCATCCTCGGACGATTTAATACGTTGCCGCAAATATGCTTGCACGTTGACAGAATGATCATCAATGTCTGTATCCGGCATTTCCTTGGGGGATTCCGGCACTTCGACCGTGCGCGGCGACAGGGATGCAAGGTGCTGCGCCAGCACATCGCGGGTGAAGCGCGGTGCCGCTTCCTCGATGGCCTTGCGCGTGACTTTCCCCGTCGTCACGTAGGTTTGCACGTAGTCAACGCTGATCCGCCCGTCATCGTCCCAGATAGGGGCTTCCAGCGTGGCATTTTTAATTGCTTGGATGATTTGATCTTTCATTTAAAATCCCTTTACGTTGAAAACTTGCGAGATATTTTCTTTACCGATAAAATCGTTTGTCATTTCTGATGGGATAACGTTACCGTAGCAGTAAATATCCGAAAGTTTTTTACCATTAACAGAACTAAGCAAGATCGCACGCCCGGGCATTTTATCAAGGAATACGTTTCGACAAATGGACACGGCCTGCATTTCCCCGCCCGCCATATTGTTGTCATCGTTGCTTGCTCTATAGCTCCGATGATACGCCAGATTGATAGCGTTTGACCAGTCCGATTCAACCCCAATCAGCGCGTTTTTAGCGGACCCATTGAGATAGTTAGCCTCGAAAACATTCGATCCCGAATCGACCGCACAATAAAGCATGTATTTGGGTCGAATTTCACCGCTGGTGTTGCAGCTAATTCGGTTACCCCGGAAAATATTCCCGCTGCTGCCAACATAAGCTTGTAACAATCCTTCCCCTTCGGCACGGTTGCTTTCAATGTCGTTAAATTCAATCAGGTTCCCAACTGCACCATATGCGCAATGGATCGCAGCGGAAATATTGTCAATGATTCGATTATAACGCACTTCATTCGACACAGAACTATTTTGCATTGAAATTCCGCGCGTATTTAACTTCATGTTGTTATACTGAACGAAGCCGCCGTGAACCCCGGATAGTTCGATAGCGTAATATCCACCAGAGATATCGTTATTTACTAAAATCGGATTGGTAATTGGTTTAACCACACGTGGCGGCTTGTGCAGCGCGACGTATTGACGGTTCGGTGACGAATAACCCGTCTCGAATTCTAACGTACCGTTAACGGCAATGGCTGTCGTGCGTTCGTCCGCATTGACACGTTCGTCAACCTGCCGCGCTTGAATTTTGCAGTTAGCAATTGTCACTAGGTTACATTCGTTTCCGTCCTTAGTGTTTCGGATGCTAACCGCATGGCCGAATTGGATGCCGGAAATGTCAGCGCCGCGAATCGTGACGTTTCCCTGATTTATGATGTAAAACGGTGCTTCCTGCCCCTTGAATGTGGTTTCCGAAACCACCTTTTTCGGTTCAAACGACAGCGGTTTGGAAAGGTTCCGGATGAGGAACCCTTCCCGTTTGGTGTTTTCCGGAAGCCGAATGACGGCCTCCGGATCGGCGGTGATTTTCCCGCAAATTCCCGCTAGATCAATTTGATCGTCAATAATCCACACGCCCCGCGCCAAATGAATTTCTTCATTCGTGCGGACCGCATCACGGAGAGTTTGAACGGCGGAAGCATTTCCAGCGGGCGGATTAATTGTAGCCATATTAGACAGGTGCGATCAGTTTAACAGTGAGATTTGCGGCGCGGCCTTCAAAAGTGCCACCGTATGACGACAGACAAATACGATACGGGGTCGCTTTCTCGCAGCGCGCGTAGAAGGTGATGTTACCAGCAGCGGACGCCATGCGTGTCTGCGCAACGGTCGAGACGCCGACGACTTCAGGGAATTTGGTAATACCATTATTAAGCCAATATCCCGCCGTCATGTCTTTACCGTTTTGCATTTGCAACTGAATTTCATACCATCCGGAAACCGGCACGGTAATTGTTGCTTGCGCTTCCATTTTGATTTGCAGCGTCGGATGTGCATTTTGCGTCGGTCCGTCAACTGACGCGCCGTTACCGCCAGCGTCCGGAATCCGATACACCGCGTAGTGCTGGCTACCGATGATGACCGGCATAGCAACACCACCACCCCCGCCACCACCGCCGCCCGACGCTGCTTTTTCGTCAGCATACGTTTTCGCAGCAGTCAGCGTTTCCGCCGCTTTGTCGTCAACATACTTTTTAGTTGCCGAATGATTGGCCGCTGTAGGTTCCTTGACGTTAACCACATTGTTACCGCCAGCGTCCACCGGACCGGTAAATTTCGTCGAGCCGTCTTTCTTGACATATGCGCGAAGATCAATTTTCCGTTTGACACTCGGGAAAGTGCCTTCCGGAATTGCAACCATAAACGTTTCAATGTCAGAAACGTTCTGGCTATTCATGCTCGAATTGAACATGACGCGCGTCAAATTGTTATTGACAGTCGCTTGCGGTTCCGCCCAGTAGCCGTCGTTATTCGGCCAGTGTTTCAGACGATCCGAGTCTGCCCAGCAGAGAATTTTATACGTCGGGTTTTCTTCCAGCGACATAACGAAAACTTTGCGGTGATACCATTGCATTAACGGTTTATTCCGCAAGTTATTTACGTCAGTGTCGGTTCCTAAATGCTCTTGATACGTCGAGACAACCACATATCCCGGTGCGTCATAGCATTTTGCACCGATGTGGTAAGCCGTCGCAGTACCACGATCATACATGTAGAGCAAATTAGTACGCACACCGGTTTCAACGTCGGCCATGAAAAGCTGGCCATTGCTGCCGGTATAATCTGCAGCTACATAAACTTCGCGTCCGTCTTTCGTAATGGCAATATCACTATGTTCGGATTGCGTATGAAGCTTAATGTAAGGATCATTACCCGTTGCGGCAGGGTGTTTGTCCGTCAGATTGCGCGTGTAGGCGCGCGTGCCCAACGGTTCATTGTAAGCCCACGAAATAATTGCATATTTGCCACTTGGCGTCATCGATGTGTGGTCGGGTTTCACCGTCGCGTCCATGTGCGCGATGAATTTATCTTCCACACGGTCAAACACGACGATACCGCGTACTTCATAAGCTGCGGTCTCGACGATCCAGCACCAGTAGCGGCCGTCACGCGAAGGCGAGCCTTCGGATTTGGTCCAGCAGCGGCCGGCATCCGGCCACCATGCTTTAATGCGGTCCGCCAATTCGTATGTCTTGACGACTTTGCGGGTGTCCACATTAATTTCGTAGAGCTTGCAGCCTTCGCCATACGGAGGCAGCGCCCACAACATGTGGGGATCGGTTTCCGACCAAATGGGCTCGCAGTCGGTCGCCATGCTGGGAAGTGCATCGCCGATGGGTTTCAGCGTTTTTGCGTCATTAACAAACCAATAGCCATCTTTGCGATACGTCAAAAACAGCGTGTTATCGCAGTTAAACGCATTACGCCGCGAATAATCGGAGCGGTACGGTTTTTCACCAGCGGCAATCGCTTCCTTATTGCGGGTGATTTTAGCAATAGGAGTTTCGTAGTATTGCGCTTTGACGGGTTTGTATTGCTCAAAATTTTGCGGGGTCGGCAGTTGCGGGACCGGGTTTTCGGGGCCATCCTTGAGCGTCACGCCAGCATTGACTAGCGGGCCAAACACCGTGTCATCGGGTTCAGGCGCAGCGCTACCACCACCGCCGCCAGCGGGGCCAGCCGGACCCATGGGGCCGCGCTCGCCGGGTTCACCCTTGGGGCCACGCTCACCAGCCGGCCCAGCAGGGCCAGTTAAGCCGATGGGACCTTGCGGGCCTGCGGGACCTTGCGGGCCGGCATCGCCCTTGGGGCCGGGAATGGGTGTGCCGCCACCGCCACCGCCTTGCGGAATGATTTTCTTGACTTCATCAATTTGCGAGTCGGTATAGATTTTCGCTTGACCGACAGCCGTAGTAATTGCCGATGCCGCAGCGTTGTCTACGTATTGCCGCTCAACGCCACCGCCCGCACCACCGCCAGCCGGCCCCGGAGGGCCTTGCAAACCTTGGGGGCCTTGAGGGCCTGCGGGTCCGCGCTCGCCGGTTTCGCCTTTGTCACCCTTGGGTCCGGGCGGGCCTTGCAAACCCTGCGGGCCAGTCGGGCCGGTCTCACCCTTGAGACCTTGCGGGCCGGCCGGGCCGGCGGGACCAGCATCACCCTTCGGGCCTTCAGGACCAGCAGGGCCACGCGGACCAGGTGTGCCATTACCACCACCACCACTGGGAACGCTGGCAATTTGTTCGTCAACATATTGTTTCGTTGCAGCATGATGCGACGCGCTGGGCCGTTTCAGGTTGGCAACAGTATGGCTATCCGCATCGATGTCGCCGGCCAGTTTGACCGTCCCGTCAGCGCGCAGAACGTTGAGCGACGACAGCGCACGCGGCACCGCAGCGTCAACGGCCGTTTGTACTTGGGTAGCCACATTGCCAGACACCGCTCGCTCAACGGCGGCCTGCAACTGGGCAGGGTCAACCTCAGCCGTCGTCTGATCGGCGGGCTTGTAGAGCTTCTCCCGTTTATTAAGGTACTCTTGGATTACGGTAGGATCGAAAGTCATTTCAATTTCCCAATAAAAAGCGGGGCCATTTAGACCCCGCTGAACGTTTAACTAAATCAGAATTCGCGGGTGATTAACCGTGCGATTTTGATTTGTTTCCGTTCGGGGAAAACTCGTTTCCAACTATCAGCGTGGGCAAGGTTGCCGGCCGTGTTGTCGTTTTTCGGCCCGCCGCCTGCGACACTGGCGACGTTCCATGCGTGGCCAGTGGGGTGAATACACATATGCAGACGCGAGTGAACAATTTCCTCACCAGCACCATTACCGCCGGAGGGTTTGCGTTCGTACTCAAAGCCCTTGTTACCCGGGGGTGTCCAGAGACCCATTTTCACGGCACCGCGACCGAAAATCCACGTTTCGGCAACACCAGCACGCATCGGCACCGCGTCGTCAATGATGACACGCCGACCTTGGAACGTCGGGACACCACCCGAATACTGCTGCGAAGCAATGGCGTTAATCTGCGATTCTGGCACGTACTTAATAAGATCGTTGTTTTTCATTTGGGTGAAAACAACGGAGTTAACCATAATCGCCGAAAGATCACCCATAGCATCGCCGATGGTCAGAATTGCATCGTTAAATGCTTTGGCGCTGAACGTAGTAACGCCGTTAGTAAAGGCAGTACCTTTAATATCGTGCGTTAAATCGTATTGCGTGTGCGTCGCATCGGTAGTCGTGTCGTTCTGCGCAAACAGGCCTGCCATGGTTGCGACGAACGCGGCTTGTTGCCGACGACGCCAGTAGCTCGCAATGTGCGACAGCGTAGCGGCGATGGGGTCCGAGCCGGCCAGTTGACCCGACAGGTCCATAGCCGACCACGACTGGTTTCGAGCCAGCCGAACTTGCACTTCCTTATTTGCGGTGATTTTTTTCGGCACCGAATTAACTGCCGGATCATCTGAGGAAATATTTTCTTCCTCGTTTTTCAGATCATTCCAGAAAGGCAGGTTAAACAGATAGCTACCACCGGCCAGCGCATCATCCAGTTGCGACGAACGTTCAATAACGCCTGACGTTACCAGTTCGGTTTTTTCGGCCGTGTCGGCCACAACGTAATTATAATAAAACTCGGGAATAACAACATCCGATAATCGCACAGTCGCCATTTTAATTTCCTAAATTAAACGATTTGGGGATTAACCGTCATAACCCCATGGTACGGCGGCCATGACGGTAGCCTAGCTATTTTTTAATCGGCCGTCAAGCTTTGTTCGGCGACGTAGCACCGACAAAACTACCGGCCGACCGGGCCATTTGTTGGGCGCGTTCCATGTTCTCGCGCATAATCTCAGCCTGTTTTGTCATGTTCCATGATTTAGCGGACCACGGATTATCCGACGACACGCCGCCAGTGTGGCTACCAGCAGCACCACCGCCAACCGTCGGACCCCACCAGTGTGGGCGTTTGCTCTTGACCTCGGATAGCCACACGGAGGGATCAATCCCGGGCGTGACACCGACACCATCCCGCGTGACAACCCGGCCCAGTTCGTCAATCTCAAAGACCCGTTCGGCCAGCATCAGCGCGTCATCGTAGGCAGTGGGTTGCAGGCCGGCCGACTTGCGCAGGGCTTCGGTCACGGTGTCGCTGATCTTGCGCTGCACTTCGGCGCGCTTGAATTGTTCAATCTGACCCGTCAGCTCCGCGAGTTTTTCAGTCAGTTGAGCTTTCTCGCGCTCAATCGGAGCGACGCGCCCTTTAATTCGGGCTTCGACCATTTCGGTTAATTTGGCTTCGTCGATTTTGCCGCCCGCTGCCTGTTTGTACTCTTCGATGCGGTCTAACTCTTGCAGAATCTCGTTAACGTCCCGACCATTCAGCGCCGAATATTTTTCTTTCACGCTTTTATGATCGTTTCGTTCTTTGCGCAGGGCCTCTTGCAGACGATTGATATCGTCTTGTTTGTAAATACCTTCGACGCCAGCAAATTCGTATTTATCGCCATTTTGTTCGTAAAGCGATTGAAATTGCTCCGGAACATCGGCCAGATTTTCAACAGCGAATTTCAGTTTCATTACAATTCGATCCCTAATCGTTTAAAGGTTGCTTCGTATTCTTTGTACAAATCCACCAAGCTAATTTGCTTGCCGTCGGGTCGCACAAAATCCTTAAGCTCTAAATCCCCATCACGGAAAAGTTTTGCGCGTTTGATTCCTAAAACTTCAATTTGGAATTCGTCGGATTGCTCGCGCAACCATTTTTCGTAATTGGTTTTCGCGGGAATTTGACCGATAATCTCGCGTTTTCGTTTGGTAGCGAATTTATCGAATTTCCCTTTCATCCCGTGGGGAAGTTTATCACGGCTTCGCGCGTCTAGTCCATTTACCTTGTTAAATTCGTCGAGCAACTGGCGTTCTGTCGCGGGGTTGCTTGGTCGCTCACCCAAAGCCGCAGAGAAAACAGCCACGCGGATGCTCCGGCAGTTGAAATGAAGCGGCGGGCGCTGGCCCTCACCGATTGCGAAGCGTTGCCCGTCGAGCGCGCGACATATCGGCGATGTGCGGCTATCTAATGTGGCGACGAACAATTCTTCCTTGAACAATTCTTTGTTCTCGCTAAAAAATTGCTCGCGCGATGCGTTTGAAATGTGGCTAACGGCCGTGCGAACAACTGACCGTATTTCCGCATCAGTGCGTTTTGCCGTGATGCCGTCGGTAATGTCCCGCGCAATCTGTGAGGCCGACTGACCCGCAACGATACCCGTCTGCACCGCGTTCCGCACCCGCGCCGCGTCGTTGTCGCTGAGGCGGTCCAGCCAGCCCGACAGCAGCCGACCATGGAACGGGCGAGCGGTGACCACACTGGTCAGCGTCCGGGCGCTAGGCAGCAGCGTATCAATGCGAACGGGCAACCGTGTGGTCATCCAATCCTGAGTAGCCGCCGCTTCGGCCTGTGCAAGCTTGATGGCAGTCTCCCTCACCAGCTTGTCAACGTCGCTCCAGCGCTCAGCCCGAAGCGCGGCAATGGCGTCGGCAATGTCGATCATCCGCGCTTGAGCCTTTGTCGGGTTCTCCATTGCTTTCGACAGTTTGGAAATGATCCGGTCACTAACTGAGTCGAGCATTTCCGCGACGCGATCCGACAGCGATTCAGCGAATTGTTCATAGCGAACACTGCGCGCAATAATCTCGCTTTGCCATTGTTCGTTTACGGTTTTATCGTCAGTAATGTTAGAACCAGTGAATACATTAAAAGAATTAGCACTTTTAATATCAACGCTGCCATGCCAACTAGAACCACTAAAAGCGGGCTTAAATTCTTGCGCCGACTTCCAATCCAGCATTTTACGCTTTGCCGTCTCATAGTCCCAGCTCAACCATTTCTGTTTTGACGATTCCGGAATATTAGCTGCTGAAACAATCCGGTCCAATTCCGATTTGCTTGCCGGAAAAACGCCCTTGCGCAGCCACGCATAGCCGCCAGCGTTAAGGTTCGCGTGCATTTCAATGCGGCGGCCACCAAGCCGACGGAATTCCCCGGCCATGTGACGGTTCACCACATCGGCAGCGTGGCGGCTCTGGTAGACGGGCGGCACTTCCAACAATTCATTGTGCATTGTTTTGAGTACGCCCGTTTGCGGGTTGTATTCGACGACGCGCATTACCGAAAACTCATTACCTGCCTTATCGATATACGACGCCGACAGCGTTAGCGCCGGATGTTTTTTATCCGGGCGCAAATTAATGTCCAGCAGATAGCCGTCAGAAACCGCCCATTCATTGACGTAAATTTTGGTTCCTAACAATTCTGTCAGACCGGAGCGCGTCCGTTCGATAATATCACCAAACGCGTCCCGCAATTCATCAATCGGCCGCGACATCGCTGCTAAGGATTCCAGTTGCTTTGTCATACACGACGCATTCGGTAGTTTTTGCACCAAGCAAGCGTAGTTTCCGAATGCGTTCGATTTGTCGCCGAATCAAAGTTTTAGATTCCATTATTAGATTCCTCACCTAATTTCTTCATTTCCTCATCATACGTCAGCGAAGTGTAACCGCCTCGACGCATCGTATCATGAATCGATTCTTGCGACAGCGGTGCGCCCAGACCTTTAGCGGTGAGCATTTGCGTCAAATCCTGACCTGACAAATCGTTTAGGACGAATTCAGTGTTTGCCGTCACTTTGACTTCATCCGGGTTCGCGCCAACCCATTCGGCGATGATTTTGAGCGTGCGTTCAGTGGCAGCGGCACATGTCAGCGCAATTTGTTTCAGGGAGGCGGTTTGCGCAGCCATGCGAGTTTGCAACGCCTTGCCCGACTGGATGTTGACCGATTCGCCGGTGAGTTGTCCCGCCAGCTCCGCGCAGAACGCATACCCGGCCTGCACCGCTTGGCGTTGCTCCGGCAGGCCCTGACTGTTGACGCCGATGTATTGGGCCGATGCCCCTTGCTCAAGCCGGATGACAGCGCCTACGCCGGTCCGGATCGGCACGTCACGGTCAGCCGCAGGCACGTCGCCGGAAATGATCAGCGTATCTTGGCTTTGCATGAAAAGCGCCTGCTGATAATCCGCATCATTCCGATAAACAGCAAAAGTCGCATTGACCAATTCCATCATCGGCGGGTCGGACGGCTCCGCAACAATATCGGACGAATTGACGAAAACGAACGGAATTTGTTCAATTTTCGCGCCCATATTTTTCGGGACGATATCTGTTTCGTTCAGCGCGTCGGAACCATCACCCGCTTCCGAATAGATGCGCTGATAATACGCGCCCGCCGTTTCGTTATCCGATTCATCACCTAGGAAAAGCGCGCGATATTTTGATACTTTCGTCCAATCGAATACGTTCGTGCGCTTATATCCGGATTCGTCCAGCACAACCATATTCAAAGAACGTTCGCCATTCTGAAATTCGTTAGCGTCCCAATTGATGATTGCTTCAGCGTTGTAGAGAGAAATGTACGGCAACGCACCGTCGGTAACCACATTGGGCCAGTCAACCAGCAGGCCGCATCGTCCGGTAATGAGTTGCTCTTCATTGATCCGGCGCATTAGCAGGACCAGCGGTTCACCGTTTGGCGTCGCGCGGTCAATGATCCCTTTCATGCGCTCCGGAAGCTCAATCATCGGTGCCTGCTGCCACAGCATGCCGACAAATGTGGCTACCGCACGGCGCATGAATTCAGGGAAGCGCGCCCGCTTCAGGTACGCAGCATACGCTTTCTGCCCGATCCCTTCGCCGACGTTCCAATCCAATTCCATAGCGGACGTTTTCGGCAGGTACAAATCCCGCTTGGATTTGACCGCGAATTGCCCGGAATACGCATCACGTGCTGCCGACCATTTATCAATGTTGGCGGTATACAGTGGGTGTTTTTGGTTTACGTTCGCAACCATCAGTAGTTTCCTGCCGTAATAGTTTGTTGGATACCTGACGAACCCTGCGGCCAATGGTAGTCGATGAAATAGCCGACCGCCGTTGTAATGTGCTGGTATTTGTTCGTCTGGTCTTCCTGAAAAGTTGAGCCGGGGAGAAATTGTACGGTAGCTAATCCTTTATGAACCCATTCCGCAGTTTTAGGATTAACGTACAAACTAATTGACCCGTCCGCTGCCAAGATTTTAGCACGGACAGAGTTTTGCCGGTCCTTAATTGCAGGGTGAGCCCGCTTGACCCGGCGTTCAAACTTCCAACCGTTGAGCCGCAGCACATCTTCAATTTCAGTATAGTCGGATTTGTGCCCGTGCTTTTCCCCGGCACGTCCGGCCGGGTCACCATAAATGTACACCGTTTTATTGCGATGGTTTTTGTAGCGCTGTACAAATTCTTCAGCACTTTGGCGGCTAATTGCCGATTCCAACACAATTTCATCGACAAAATACGGAACGCCATTGCGAATCACGGCAATGCACGACGACAGCGGTGTATAGTTCTGGTCATGCGACCAGTGCAGCGCATCAAACGGATTCACCGTGTAATCGGTGTAATTTGCCTTTGAATAATCTTCGTAGATTTTACCGCCCGCCGTCTCGAAACTCCCTTCATATTCCTGCCGGAATTGCTTCGGCGACATATTACGTTTCGCCGCTGCAATCACGTCAGCGGGTAAAATCTCCGCGCTTTTCCATGTGAAGAATTTGTAATCGGGGTCGCCCGACTGGGCCAGTTGGGCCATATCGTAGAAATGGTTCATTCCTTCGGGCACACCAGTAAACCAGCACCACGCCCGATAGTCGGGGTTGCGCGGATCAATGGTGTTGAGCGCGGGCATGATGTTTGCACCCAAACTGTCGCCCTTAACGTCCGCAATCTCATCGATGCAACCACCACCCCACGGAATACCTTCGAAACGCTGGGGCTTGTCCAGACCGATCACGTGTATTTCCGACAGATTCGGAAGTCGGATGATCAATTCCGATTCGCTTGGCTGCTGCGGATGCAAACACGACAGCGTTAGCGCTTTCAAGTCAGCCCAGAAAATGCGCTTGGCCTGCCCATATGTGGGAGCCGCCGCAAAAAACATTTTGCCGGGCGTTTTCATGGCCATTTTGGCAACGAATCGTTTTGCCCGTTCGGTTTTGCCGGAGCGCCGACCTGCTGCGACAATGGGAAATCGATAACCTTCCGCAACGGCATTGTTAAGCGCAATTTGTGTAGGATGGTCAATCAACGGATACCATCGCGCCATTTGCGTTTTTAGTAGCTGATTATCCATCACTTCACCTTATCCGCAAATTCAGCAAATGCCTGTACCAAATCTTGAGCTGCCGTATTATCTTCAGCCTTTTTATCCATGCCAAGAATCGTCATCATTGCTTTGGCCGCCGCAACGCGCGTCCCATGCTGACCGTTGGCCATACATTCGCGGAGCGTGCGCAGGATCATTTGCTTATCAGTCTCTACCGGATCAACGTCCGATCGGTCAACGTCAATCAGTTTTTGTACGTAGGGATCATTTAATAATCGGAGTCCCCAATCCTCAGCCAAAACAGACAAAAAGCCGCAACGCATTGCGGCTTTAACATGATTGAAGTCTTTTAGATATTCCTTTACGAATTTATTGCGCAGCGCAAGCTCCCCGCGCGTAAATTCGCGGGTATCTTGCAAAGCGTTTTTAAATTCGTCAGCCATTATTTATCGGAGTGCACATTAAAAAATTCATTAATGGCGTCCATTTTAGCACGGCATTTCGCGTATGCAAGCCGGTGGGCTTGAATTTCTCGGACCATATCCGCGACGGTAACCACATTGTGTCTGCGCAGTGGCGGACAAGGTGTGGTCAAACTGGCGTCTGGGCGCAGATACTCAACGCGCGTTATCGTTTGCGGCTGCTGGGGTTTGGGTGTCACCGTTGAGCAAGCGGGCAACATCATCGGGCACGCGAGTATTAAGAAAATCCAGCGTTTCCCGGTTTGATTTAATTTTGTCGAATTCTTTACGGAATTCCGCGTCAGTTTCGTTTGCATGCTGCACCGTCCGGCTCAATTTAGATAATGCGTTTTCGTTGCGCTTCATCGTGTCGCGCAATTCTTCAATTGTTTTGTGCTGCGTTTCGATATAATCCCGGGCGATTTGCAAGCGCTCGCTAAAATACTCGCTTTGCTTTTCAGTCGCGTCTAATCTGATCGATAGCTCCCGTTTCATCGCCCACATACCTGCCGTCATTCCGCCCAGCATCACAAGGCCCGCAATCAGCATGTATTCTACCAGTAGCCGTTTCCTCGAAAACAGATTTAGTATCGTACCTAACATAATCGTTATCTTCCTTCTCTTGTTCAATTCCCAGCCGCTTGAATACAACCCGCGACAGGACGCCCATACTCGCATTCGCGCCCAGCCAGCCGGCCACGCCGACGGTAACGCCGGTCCACTGGTCCGACAGACCCATGGCCCCGCACATCAGCAGGGTCAGCGCGCCGACGAACCCGGCCGCCATGCTCTCAATGATGGCCCGGGTCCATAATACGCGCGCCCGATTATCGAACGCGCGCATAACATAGCCCAAAAAACCGGCCACGCTGGCAAATGCGACCATGATTGCACTTTTCACCCACCATATCGACAGGGGTTCATGGTCAAACATATTCACGATTAGATAACCCTCACAAATTCAGGTTGCATTCCGCGCTCAAGTTTCGCGCGCACTCCGCGACAGCATTCCGCTTTAGTGATAACACCGTCACGGTTTTTGTCCAGCGGTCCATTCTGTTTGTAGGCTAATGTCCCTCCCCTAAAAACTACCACATCGTCCGGTTCACCGATATATCGCGGCATGAGAATTGCCATGTACATATCCTCAAGCGATTTAATCTTGTGTGCATAAGGTTTGAAATATTCATACACGTAGATTTTCAGTTGCTCTTCCGCGCGCATGGCCGCCAGATTCTCGACCGTCGTTCCCAGACTGCGCGCCGTCGCCGCCATGAATTGGATGAGGCCCGTGCCGCTAGACCCCATGGCGTTCCGCGTGGACGCGCTGAATTGCTCGCCCGTCTCGAAGGCCATACAGGCCATAAGCCAGTTGTGGCTACCCTGTGGCAGGCCAAGCCGCGTCGTCACGAAATAGGCGGTGCGGCAAAATTCCACTGACACCAAATTACCGAAGCAAACCAGCATGATTTTCCTCCGTTAAAAATCGGATTAATAAAACAAAAAAGGCCGACTGTCAATAGCCGGCCGTCTTAATTCGATTGTTCGAAATTATTTAGGAAGCTCGCTAAATATTGCGCGGGAGACTTCCATCGGGCGATTCATAACCTTTGTATATGCGCCAATGAACAATTTATATAGTCCCTCATTATGAATCATCCGGTAATCCTCATACCATCGCCCCACCAGATTAAAATTTTCCGACACTGAGACATAACCATGCCGGCGCGCGTGAATTTCCAGCAGCCGCGCAAGGTCGGTACGGTTCAGGCCGTAGTCGGGCACCAGTTGCATGCGCGCAAGGCCGGACCAGCCCGGGTCACGGGTACCGTTCGTCAGGTTCAGCTCAAACACCAATTCGTCGCGTGCTGGAGCGCAGCGCGTCGCACGCATAGCCTGCCGTCTGACATACCAGTTGAACAACAGGTTGTAGCGCTCGCGGTGGGCGTCATCGGGTAACCACATGTTCACAACCTGCGCCCGACCCGCATACAGGTCCGCAACCCTCTGGCACACGGCCGCAAGGTCGGGAATGGCCAAGCCCCAGTCGTGCAAGCGCTTGAGCCCGTCCGTCGTGTACGTCGGGTCAATCTCCGCGTTTACGGCGGCCAGCCAATCAAACATCGGTCCAATTCTCAACTCAACCATTTTTCATCATCCTACGGATTAATGCGCGTTTCCAACTGACAGGAATTGTCGTCGGACTCATCATTTTCGCAACGTATCGCCAGTTTGCGAGACAGAATACGCTATACGCTAAATTGCGGTTCATTTCGCGTCATTCCAAATCGACTGCAACACAAGCGAGACGATACGCGAATCGGCAGCATGACACAGGCTGTCATATTCCGCCATCACGTTATCCAGTCCAAGGATTTTAGCACGTTCGTTATCAGTAAGCGGACGGATTCTGTCGCCAAGTGTAACAACGTGATATTCTCGCGTTTGCTCAATTTTGACAGGGCAAAAATCCTGCATCGCCGCTTGAAAACGCACACCGGAGCGGTTCGCATCAAACAGAATGTGGTAATCCTCGCCGGTGTGATTGGCATGCAACACGTCAACCTGTTTGTCAGTCAGTTTCCAACCATTCGTCACATGCTCAAACGCAATGTCACGCCATTGCCGTGTAGCAAATACCGCATCGTTCAATTGTTTAAACGATGCAGTTTTGTTGACCCGTTTTCCGACCAGAATATGCCAGTCTCGCCGGTCGCCGCGCTGGGGGTTCAGCACCGACATTTTGAACGTTGCCGACCGATACCCTAGCTTGCGCAGCAGTGCCGGAATACGGGGTTCGTTCTCGCCTTCAGGTTGCCAGCCGTCGATAACCACATACTCTGGCATCACCCGCTCAATGGCCGCCCGTGTGTGGTTGCGCAGCAGGTGGCGCACTGTCTCGGGGCGAGCGGTGTAGTCCAGCGGCGCGCCAGCGCACACAAACCAGTGAACGCCCTCAGCCGGCGGGTTGGCGGGATCAGTGCCCCGCAGGATGTGCGCTGGCTGGTCCGTGTTGATCTTGTGCAGCCGCGCACCGCGTTCATCCAGCGCCACGCCGGGCGTCACATAGTAGGCGCGCGGCGCAGTGTTGGCGACGTAACCATTCCCGAACCATTCGGTCAGTCGCAGCATTTCAGCACTCCCAGTCGGCGATGAGTTTTTTAGATTTAGCGATGGTTGCGCGCAGTTTAGCAGCGGCATCGCGCATTTTCTTCCATTCAACGTTAAGTTGACGAATGTTTTCATTCAATTCGTCGATTTGATGGTCGATATCATCACGTTTCGACGGTTTGGGCATCAAATCGCCGAGTTTGCGGGGTTTGTTTTCAATCATTTCCTTTTCCTTTTTGAGTGTCATTGCGGCCAATCCGAGCGCATGCCTGAAATGTGTACATATCAAGTCAAGATCGTGCAATCTATAAAATTCATAGACCGCATTAAAATTATCGCACAAAAATGTAGCGGCAAGGTGTAAGTCTTTGTTTTGAACCCGTTTCAAAAAGTAACTAACGTATCGTTTATGATTGCTTTTGTCCAACGGAAGCTTTTCAACGAACAAAATGTCGCGTTTAACGTTTTTGTATTTGGCCAAATGGTTAACCAGTTGCACATATCTCGCCTGTTTGTACAAATCCCGACCCTGATATTGCCGCGTGTAAATCTCGACCAGCGCCAGCCAGCGGACAATATTAAACGTCGCATCGTCACGCTCGACAAAATCCCGCGTAATGTTCGGAAGCATTTTGCCAACGGCAGGAATGTTTTTACATTCGCTGGCAAACCGATTGACTTCAATAATCTCGCGGATTCCAATAAGAATCAGCAGTTTGATACTCTCAAATTTAACCCTCTCACCGATTCGATCAAACGCAATTTGTTGCCATGACGATTCATACCAGCCCAGATTAGCACCTTCCGCAACACTGCTAATCAATTCATGCAGAAATTCCCGCCATTCTACGCCAACATCTGATTCAACGGCTTGCATCGAATTGACGAATACCGATGCGCATCGGTACAGTTGTGACAACAACACCGCGTCATCGGTCCGTTCGCATTCCACTACAAAATCAGCCGCCAGTCGCTGATCTACGCGCAAATACATATCACGTACAGCCGCAATGTTATCGAATGAACGGAATTGCTTAACAATGGTTGTCATTCTCAAATCCTCAAAAAAAATCAGAACGCAATCATTATAGCACATCCTGATTCGATGTAGTGTTAAAAGCGTAACAGTTTATTTCTGTTGGAATTTTACGTCAATGCGATGTGAAACCCATTCCAGCAGCGCCGTTTCATCGATGATGACGGGTAGCCACACTAGTTTTCCATCCGCCCGACGTGGACCCTCATATAATGTCCCGGGCAGCATGGCTTGAATGCGTCGCGTCCCTTGCACCTTCCAGACGACAAGCGGAATGCCGCCATACTCGCGCGCTGCAGCGCATACCTGTTTCCACCATTTTTCAGGTGTGATTGTCTGACAATTTTTGCACTCGATTTGCAAACCGAACGGATTGTTAATGTCAGCACCAGCATAACCAGCCTGATTCCGGTTGCGGTGGAAAAACGGCAGCTTCGGAATAGGAATGCCCAGCGCTTCGGCACGGGCGTTCGCCAGCGCGTTGAAACGCTTCATGATGTCGCGCTCAAACTCCGCGCCTTTCTGGGCATTCCGGCGGGCAATCTCGGCAGCACTCCGCTTTTCAGTTGCCATATTTTTCCTCAGCCATTTTCACCAGTCGCTCGACAATGGTGCAGTTTTTCAGGTTGAGCCGGCATGTAGCGAGCGCATTCCGAATCTCAACCCGCGCAGCGTAGATTGCCGGCAGCATATCGTCAGCATCGAGCGCCCACCAGAGTTTCCATGATGCGACCGCGTGACCAGCCGCCAGAAACTCGTTAATGGTGTATCCGAGTTCGCGCGAATAGTCGCGCGCCAGTTGTGCAGTTTCGTTCATATCAAGCCTCGCAAATCCAAATCCGCGTTTTCTCCGAAACATACGGGGTCAGCTCGCGCAATTCGTCGCGCCATGCAATCGCGCACGCGGCGGCGCATTTGAAATTGTTCAGGCTGATTTGGCGCTGAACAAAATGCAGCAGCGGAACAGCATTAAAATTCATTCGTTCGGACATTGTGACCGTTAAATCAATTGCTCTTTGCTCCGACATTTTGGCGAATTTACGAGACAGTTGTGCGTGATACCATGCGCCGTCTTTCTCAATAACGCTCCACATTGTCGCGCTATACACCAGCGCCAGCAGATTGTAATAGTTATCGCTGATATCGCCAACATCTTTTTCAGCATAGTCGCGGCAAAGATCGAAATAGATCGGAATCGCGTCATAAATCGTCACTGCCGATTCCAATCGTTTGCGCGCGTCCTCGGGGTATTCCTCCGCAATCCAGCCGCAAGCCGACCGAATTTCCGAATATGATTTTTCGACTTCCGCAGTCGGGACAAACAAACCTAGTTTGTTTCGGATAACCACATTCATTGCCTGTTTCCAACTCGGCTGGCTTATTTCTGGCGCACCAATCGTCGGATAATACCCACACGCATAACCCGTCGCACCGATAATGACAGCGTTAACAAAGTCATCGTCATAATCAGACGTGTTAAACGCCAGTGCTTTGATCAACTGGCCAGTGCGGCGCGCAAAGTAATGCGCTGCGCAAAAATCATCAATCTCGTGCAATTTTTTCACGTTATCGATGACGGCTCGCGCTTTCGTGTGTCCGCTTTCTTCCAGTTGCAACGCCAGTTGCCCGAATTGGCTGGAAACATTGTTCAAAGCAGTTCGCAATTCACCGTACATTTTGAATCCTTTCAGGTTGAGTGATGGTGCCCCGCGCCGGGATCGAACCGGCACGCATTGCGCGACGAATTTTAAGTCCGTTGTGTCTACCAATTCCACCAGCGGGGCATGTTCATTATTTTAACGCTTTCGATTGTCAATGCAAGTCATTTTTGTAATAGTTTGTAAGCTTGTGACGTTTCACGTGGAACAATCGGATGACCACATTCAACGGTGCCATTTCCGTTTCTCTGGTGTTACGTACAGTCTGGATAATTTGCCCGAGTATGGTAAACATCAAACCAATGGCCGACCACACAGGATCGCTAGTATACATGTCCAGACCGCAGAAACGACGCCGACGACGCACAGGGACAGGATTACAACACTACTCATTTTGGACACTCCGAATTGAACGAAACATTAGCATAGCATAACTTCGATGCTGCATACAATACCCCCGTAGCGTCAGTGTTTCACGTGAAACACACTTCCGTGCATTTCCGCAACCCTGCGCGGAATCTGGCTGCTGTCGCATCAAAGCAACACCCAAACTGTTAACCATTGTCAAATTTGACGTTCCGACGAACGGCATGGTGTAAGAATTGGCCTTACACGCGAATTGTTAAATGGCTGGAAACCCGCATGAATACTGGTGTAAGGTCGGCCGCATGGCGTTTGCCTATTTTTTAGGCAGTAGCCAAAAGGCGGCCGGAATCCTGTGGATAACCTTGTGGATAACTAAGCTAGATTGAGTATCCATGCGGCCTTACACCATGGTGTAAGTTTTGTTAAACATTGTCACATAACCCTACGCTTGACAGGGGTTAATGTTTCGTGCCATCGCGTGCGGGCGTGCGCACGCGCTCGCGCATACGCGCGCGTCTAGAGTTATTAGAAAAACGGACCCGTCCTGACTGACCCTGCGACTGGCCGCTAGACACCCCGTTTTTTGGTCCTCAGATGGCCACATTCTGGCTGTTGGCCGCTTTTGAAAATTGGGCCGCTGGCGCGTTCGGGATGGCGGGTAGGGTGATTCCCTTACCGACCCCCTTTGAAGGCCGCCAGCGCCCAATTTACCCCGTTTCCGGGCATTCTGACCGGGTTCGGTCAGCCATCATATGCACAGACCGTCGTCAAAAAACCATCCGCCGGGAAATGCGCACTAGATAATAGTTTTTAAATAAACAAACGTTGGATAGGTTTTAGATAGGTTGACTTCGTTTTCGGTACTTTCTAACAACAAGTTGTCTCCACTTCTGTAACATACAGCAAGATATTTAGCCTTCCGCACCATTGGTGCTAACGCTCCGCACTATTGG